AAACCCAAGGGAACCCAAGGAAACCAAGAAACCCCCTTCAATCAACAAAAGAAATACCTTCCAATCAATGGGAGTATCTTCAATCAATAGGATTCCTTTCTAAACAGGGGTAATACTTTACCGTTAAGTGGAAACGCAAAGCGGTTGCGAGCGATGGTGGGTAGGGTGTTATTGGTGGTAGATATTGTCTGTTGGTGTGGGAGTGATGCGGAGGGAACCAAGGGAAACGGGCGGCGGCGATGGCGTGGGGTCGGCCCCGCTGGTCGTCCGTCCCTGTTTTCCTTTGGCGGTAGTGTAATATTAAAAATCTGATAGTGATATGACGAGAGAAGAAGCAAGAAACGTATTTGGCGGTAGTATAGTAAATAATTTGCTATCGTTAGGGGCTGAGCCTACCAACGTGGTAAGGCAAGATGGGTTGATAGAATGGAAGAGTGATGGATATATAGAGGTAGGAGGCGTACAGGTATGGGCTTACTATTATTTCGAGGATGGTGAGGATGTTGATAGATGTGATTGGGAGGATCATATGGAGATAGAGGTAGAGGAATGTTGAATTTAAACCCGGTTGATGGTGGTGGAATAACACCAAGGGGAACGGGCGGCGGTGTCACGGCGTGGTAGGCGCGGTTGTCGGTCTCCGTCCTTTTCCTTGGCGTGGTAATATAAAATACTAATAACATGGACGAGATTATGGAATTACAAGATGAAGCGCTGCTTTATCTACGGGATAATATTACGAGAGAAGAGGCGTATTATATTCTTACGACCGATAAGGAGATGCTAGCGATTCTTATAGCTGATAAGAAGGACGGGAGCAAACGTATCAAGATTCTTGATGTGGAATATACTATAGAGAAGGATGATATGTTATTTCTATTCGATACTGATGGGGTGATAGATGAGTGTCTTTTGGTTGCCAGCTACATAGGGGTAAATATGTATTTTCGCAGGCAAGATGTCAACGCTATTTTGAATAACATCAATAGAGAGAAAGTTATGAAATATCCTTACATAGCTATTCAGTTAGATAATATACAGACTGTAGAAAAGCGTAGGGTTGTTTTTGAAATTACCGGGCATAGGATGGATGATAACAAAGAGCGAATAGATTTTATGTTTGTTTATTTTATGGCTAGAATGTTATGAGGGCGAGAAGGACTGTGAAAGAAAGAGATATTGTGAAGATATTGGTATTCGGGTATGATAGGACGCTTATAAAATCCATTAAGGATTCCGGATTCAGAAGTATGTCGGATGTAATATCGTACGCCAATAATATGGTCGGGGATAAGCCCATTGATCATATTAGGGTGTCGAATGAGGCTCGCGGGTGGTTAGGAATATAGCTATGGTGATAGCCGATTGCGGCAGAATAGCTAATGGTTGTTATCACATACATCATATTGAGGTGGTAAATATGGATAGGGGATGGTATGGTACATACACCTTATATGGAAGGAAAATAGATTAGTCGGATATTGAACAACAAAGGAGGTATATATGGATAATATTATAACAAATGTGGATGGCGTGAAAGTAAAAGTAAGAGTATATGATTTTGGCGGCGAAGTGGCTGATAGATATACCATAGTATATGTAAATAAAAATATAAAGGATGGTTATGGGGTGGTGTATTATCCTGTTTTCTCATGTAGTGAGGATCCATTCCATCCATTAGGAGTGGGGATGTATGCGGGAGATTATTATCCGCATAGAAGTCATATGTACAATTTTGGTAAAAGAGTGAAGGATATAGATTCACTGCCAAAGAAAGTGATTGAATTTATAAAATATATTACACGATGAACGAAATAACTTACAACAATTACGATTTGGTTGCTTTTGAGCAGAATGGGGAAGTGGTAGTAGCCGTAACATTCTACAGGTATTACAAGAAGAAAGCTAAAGGTGAGGTTAATTATAGGTGGATAACCAGATGCCCGGAATTGGTGGATAAGATCGTAAAACACCGTACCAAGGTGTTTACCGGTCAACTTATCCAGTTAGCGAAAGTGTATGGGGAGAAAAAGGTTATAAAATATCAAAAGGAGGAGGAAGAAGTATGTCAAAATACGATAGAGACGCTATAGAAATATATATACTGGATCATATAGATACAGATAATTATGGTAAGCAGTTTAAATATGATAGGGAATATCTATCTTTTATGCTTAACGTGTTCAAGGATGAGTATAAAGAACATATCAAAAGGGATGGGATTAAGAAAGCTTTTGAGGATTACATAATGAGCGTTCCATCCATATTTAGGATTCATATAGCGAATTGCGACATTAGATATTTATTACGTTCATGGGGCGTGGAGTTCGATGAGGATGATGATGAGATATACATCTTGTATAAGAGGATCATAAGAGAGGTCTTTTTTAAGATGTGTGAGGATATGAAAGTTTGTTAATGTTGAACCAAGCCTTGGCGGGGCGGAAGGAATACCATGATCGTACGTGTGCGGATATGGTCCGGGGTCGGTTCCCGGCGCCTTGGCATAATTTAAATATAAATGATATGGGAGATAATATTTTAAGAAAAGCGGCTGATGAGTTAAAGAAGGCCGGTTGCAGGGTTTTCGCATGGCAGGATGATACTTATAATAGAGGTTGGAGTAAGGGTGATTATACGATGTTGTATTACGCCTTCCCTGATTCACCCAACATCGGGTATCTGAGTCATGGGGAATATGGGATGAGCGTAGCGTATAGTAGAGCTTATATACCGAGCTGTGGAAGTGGATCGGGGTGTTGTGTCAAGGAGGAAGCTACGTTTGACCTTGAGGCGGCGTTAGCCGTGCTGAACGGGCCGTTACCTAGGTGGTGTAGGTCTTATGGGGTTTATCCAAAGCAGTACGATAATATTGATAAATGGTATAATAGCGATAATCATAACAAAAAATTATTTAAGGAGATTTGATATGGAGGTAAAAGATTGGGAAAATCTGGTTTTGAATACAGAAGTAGGATCACATTGTTTTGTTACGCTGATTGATAATAATGACATCAGTAGAGGTTACGCGCAGATCAGACGCGCAGAACATTTCGGGTATAATATCTGCTTCACTCGGTTATATGGGAATAAGTTTTATTTCGAGAAGATAGAGGAAGGTCGTACACAACAATATATCAATAGGAGGAAATAAGATGGTAATAGAATTTGATTTTGAGATATACAAAAACGGAGATTACGATAAGGTATATCTCCGCAACGGGGAAGAGGCAAGAGTATTATGTGATAATGGGAAGGGCGATCGCCCCATAGTCGTGATGGTTGAGAATGATAACGCAGATGATTATATTATTCTACGTTATAACGAAACTGGCAGAAGGAATATCAATAGTCAATCGGGTCTCGATCTTATGTTATCGGTAAAAGAACGGAAGCCAGAGTTGTGGGTTGTTGTTATATCTTACATGGATAATAAAGATAAGAGACAAAAGATGGTCTTGCCTAATTTTTTCTCAAAGAATATAAGAGGGAATATATATCTTCAAGGAAGCTCTAAATCAAGTGTATTATATTATGTTGATAAGTTAGAAGAAGATAAGTGCTTCGATGAGCTATGCGAGAAGATAAAGGTAAAGAGAGATCGTATTTATAACATGGAAATAATATCACTATCAGATGACGAGGCGACAGTTTAATCAGTTGATAAATGAGCTAGACGGCAAAAGCCCGTTTATCGTATTACATAGGGATGCCGTTGCGCCTAAATACGTGGGCGTGGAGGTGTCGAAGGATGGGATGGTATACAGATATGCGATAATAGGGATAAACGATGAGTATAAGGCTAAAAAAGCCCTTATTTCGAAAATATTAGGCATAGCTAGTTACCTAAATGGCGATAAGCCCTTAAAAAAGGGTTAATTAGATGTATTTATGACCTGCGGCATCATATACGATATAATGCCATAAATGACGTTGTATAGAGGATATGTATGATAATATGATAGATAACGCATTCGTGTCTTGATATCATAATATTATGCCATTATATCCTCTTTTTGTATAAAAAAGATAACAAATGATACAAACATCTTGAATATGGATGAAATTAAGATAGGAGCTGAAATTGTATTTAATATAACCGGCAACCATAATATAGGATATGCCAAAGGGGAAAAGTATATCGGGACGGTGTTAAGCGAGGATCACCGATCACGTCTTTATGTACGGACAATAGGAATGCCTAGGGCTTGTATTGATGAGCGGGATGTAGAGTGGGTTATTGATCCAGATGGGGATTTTGATATGGATGAGGCGATCCCGAATCCTATGGCAAGGGAGTTGTATAAGTTGATGGGTAGGTACGTTTATACGTTCGGTAGGTCTTATGAAAGTATCAATGGCTATATCGTGTACGAGTGTATGATGATGGACAGGGATTTAAGATATAATGTTATGTATGCGTTGCATGATCATGGATTTGAGATACGGCATATTGATAGTTATTCTTGGTGGATGACCAATGAGAGGTTAATGTCCGAGGTAACATACACGGAGGGGGATATTCATATAATTGTTCATGAGTGTATGGAAGATTATGTGGATAATGTGAAATTCGGGGAGGAGTTTTATAAAAACAAGGGAACGTGATAAGATACTTACTTGTGATGGCGATGATAATATTGACACCACCAAAAGGGAACGGAGGCATGCCCCTCGCCCCGAAGCCGGCCGTGATCGAGGCACGGGTATGGGATAAGCTGGCGGCCGCCCTGTCTTTCGTGGAGTCAAGGGATGACGATCGGGCGTACAACGCCGCATCCGGGGCGTTAGGGAGGTGGCAGATGAAAAAGGTGTATGTAGATGAGGTTAATAGGATATTGCGCCTTAAACGGGAGAAAAAGCGGTATAGATACGATGATAGAACAAATCCTATCAAGGCTAGGGAAATGTTCGAGATATATCAATCTCATCATAATCCGAACAAGGATATAGATCGGGCTATAAGATTACATAGGGGACTACATTCTACTAAATATGTTAAAGAGGTTAAGCGTAAATTGAGAGAATAAAAAGAATATAGGAGGATAAGGACATGGACGAGAATAAAATGATACGACCGATGGATTTTGTTCGGCTTACAAATATTGACGAATTAAATGTGATTAAGGACACTAAAAACCATATAGGGCTGGTGAAGGAGGTCAGTCGGGACGGGAGAATGAGTATAATATGGATAGGTGAAACTTACAGCCAGTTGGCGTGGTTCAAATCGAGCGAGTTGGAGGTGGTGGATAACCTTGTGAGCATCCTGACATGCGGGCTGGCTAACTTTCGAGGAGACGGGAAAGAGAGCGCGGATAAATTTTATCCAATGAATTTATGTTATATAAAGAGGGGGTGATATATGAAATGGGTGATAATAAAAGGAGTTAGATATCCTAGTTCCGTGATATCAGCATTTGCGGCATATAATATGGATAACCCCTTCTTGAAGGTCAGGATAAGAAACAAGTATCATATAGTGCCTTTTGATGATGTTAATAAGATGGCTAATCAGATGGTGTATTTAATGGACAACTATCCTGATTTCGTTCAGATAGGGAGATGGTGGATATCCAAGAAAGCGGTGATGTCTTGGGTTCCCAAGGGGCAGGCCGTGGACGGATCGGGCTGGGTCATATCCTTTACCCTGTCCTTTGGATTGGAGGGAGGGACGCAAATTGGATTTGATAAAGAAGATGAATACCTAAGTGAGATAGATAGGTTAAACGAGTTGTTTAATGTAATATTATAAGGGAGTATGTTGATAGATGTAAATAAATGGATTGATAAAAACGGGAGCTTCGATGAAGCCGGCGGCTTGGATTTAGTGAGGCACGGATATGAGTGGATTAGACGGATGCGTAAATTCGAGAATAAGGCAGATCGTCATACTTTTCAGAAAGTGTTTGGCAATAAAAGAGGCAATGAGTTATGGGACTGTTTTTTAGAGGTAGGAAGATCTATCTTCATATTAGAAGATAGCTATTTCCTGATTAACGACAGGAACGTCTTCTCTTTATGTTTAGCAGAGTGTAGTGATTATGATCTATATGAGCTTGTTCATAATATTGATACGGATAGTGATCAAGGCAAATGATGTTGTTTAATTAAAAAAAAATAAATTGTTATGGAAATTAGAGAATGTTTATCGGTTTATCTAGAGAGTGGATATCTTTTTGACGATATGTCAGGAAGATTAAAGTGGTTTGAGATTGATAAGATCTTGATCAGTTTTACATATGGAGTAGTTAGATATGTAGGAACATGGGGAGGATGTAGGACTGAGAAGACATTAGATGGGAAATTATTTTATTCGTCCGAAGAATGTTTTAAAAAGGGCGAGAGCATTCCTAAGACAAGACTATCAATATATGATGTTTTTGAGTCATTATATGGGTTCATTCCAATAGGTGATGTGTGGAAATACAAAAACGGAAGAGCTGTCAAGGATAAGTTGGAATATTTTGATGTTGAAATAGATGATAAAGGAAAAATTTATTGTAAGGAAACATATTACAGAACACGTGAAGATGTGTATAAATTCAATGACTTAACTGTAGTTGACAGGAATGGAGACATAAGGTTAGTGGAATCATCAAAAAGTAGATTAATGCTTAGTAATGATCAATTGGATGTCGTGGAGAGAATGAAAGGCATCATTGATGACATGGTTAGGTTAAAGATGATTATGTATATTGATCAAGACTATAATCTTTGTTTTCTGCCGGGAGATAAAATAGAAGCTTTGACAATGGATGAAACAGATGGATTTGCGGATACCACCGGTATAGTGACATCTATAAAATCTAAGGATGTAGTGGAGTTTTATGTAGAAAACCCATTCGTAAAGATAAAGGATGAATGATATCTGAATCTGGATTGTGGTGGTTCGTGAGAATAGCCACGATCATCCCTAAGAGTGAACATAAGGAGGTACGTATGTCATTCGATTGACGTTAGGGATCTAATTATATTAAAAAAGGAGGGATTATGAAAAAGATTGTATTAAAACTGTATGAGTTTGATGAGCTGTCAAAAGACTCACAAGAAAGGATCATAGAGCGTGAGCACTGGAATGTAATGGAGCAATGTATGGATGCTTATGGCATAGACTATAAAAAGTCAATGAAAGCCTTTGAGGATATGACAGATACTAGGGTTTATAATTGGGAAGTTGGATACGAGAGATATGATTTTAGTTATGAGTTTAAATACAAGGATCCTATTTATGAACACCCTACAGATTATCATCGTGATATATTCCCTGAGAATCTATGCGGTAAATTACTGTTCAGATATATCAACAACAATATTATGCCATATATTATCAAGGGCAAGTATTTCTCCACGTCAGGTAAATATATTGATGGGAAATACAAATACAGGCACAAGTATAGTAGGGTGATGTTTGACTATGGAGATAATTGTTCATTGACAGGGATGTGTTATGATTATTATCTCCTGAAACCTATAATTGATTATTACAATGCATGGTGTACTTATCCGGAGGATTTTTCTTTAGAGGATCTGATGAGACAATGTTATGATAACTTCTTCAAGTCATGGCATGAGGAGTACGAGTATTGGGCTGATAATGAAGATGCGATACGTGAGGAGCTTCATCATAATCAGTATGAAGATCGACTCTATTATGAGAATGGGGATGTGTATGTTGAACCATTAAATGAAATAGCATGAAAGTGATATGTACAAGGTGTGGCGGAACAAATATTGCTTGTGAAGCGATCGTAAATCCAAACACCGGGAAAATAATAGATTATCTTGATGAATCTTTTATGCATGCTAATTGTGGGGATTGCAAGGAAGAGGTAGTGATAACGGATGTAGATAGAGTCAAGAAAGATATTGATTCTATGTTTTTCAAGTTCGTTAAAAAGAATGGGAAAGAACCTGAATACGTAGAATGTCAGATCGTATGGATGAGGTAGAAGAACCGACAGATGATGATTGGTTGAACGCGGTAAGTAATTTATTTGACTCATATACATATGATATTAAGAATACGGATGTTGATAAATTCAAGATGTCGGATGTAATGAACGTATATCGTATTATTAATCTGTAGTTGTATAACAAAAAAAATATTGATATGAACAACTCTATGGTCGCTCACTTATGGGCAAACGAAAAGAAAGAATCCGCAAGAGGTAGTAATTTTTTCTTTGAAGGTAGAAGTATTTATTCTTATGGTTATCATTTTGAGGTTGGAAGAATCGTAAGAAATAAGTGTGGTAAAAAGGCGTATTTGCTTAACGATAAGTATTATTCTTCTTCCACCTGTAAACATCAACATTGTGTTCGTAGTGCAATACCAACTGGCTCAAAGGTATTTTATGTTGGATATAATATGTCTGATGATGGCAGCATGGCTTTTATCACCAGTCAATTGGAGCTTATCAAAGAGGTTATCGAGAAATACAAGAAGGTTAGAACAAGCCTGTCTTATAGGGATGTTTGGGGAGTATTTAGAAGTCTAATGGATTATATTGAGTTCTTTAATATGGGTACTCCCAAGAGCCTTCTTAAAAAGAGTGCAAACACATGGATCGGATAAGATTAAAAGTGAATACGTCCATGAGTTAAAGCGTGTGTTTGAGGTATTGCTAAATCATCAAGCGTTAGAAACTTTAGGAACGACCAATGTGATAGTAGATGAGATTTGTGGTGAAGGAACGTGGGCTGGGTATGTGGCCAGATGTCAGAGATGGGAAGACAGTCAGGCGAAAAAAGAGGCTTTAATTTTTGAAAAAAGAAGAAAAGAAAAAGAAGATCGCAAGAAAAAATTTGAAGAACAGATCGAGATGTGGAAGTCTGGCAAGATTCTGAAATTATATTCACATTATTATTTGGAGGATGACCAGCCTAACGTATGGCTTCGCATTAAGAATGGCATAATTGAGACTAGCAAGAATATCAAGATAGGGCGAGCTGAAGCTGAGAGACTTTGGAAATTGATAAAGTTCTTCCATAATGGCGGTAAATTCCAACACGATATGGTATTGGATACAACCAGTCACAAATGGAAGATCAATAGCTATAAGAATGATATATTGGTTGCTGGGTGTCACAGGATAGCGTATAGTGAGATGGAAGGTATTGCGAGACAATTAGAATGGGATTAAACAGCTATCAAGTAACATTTGAGAGCTATGGCGATCACTATCAGATTTACGGGAGAGACATCCAAGATGTCATGGGTAGCGTTACCGGTGGAGCCGGCGTGTATGGGTAAGGTGGGCGAGGGAACGAGGCGTCCGCCCATGTTCGTTGGATTGGCTGAACAGATAAAGCTACAATGTAGTGATATAATTAAAGTGAAAATAACAATATAAATACATGTAAAATTATGGGAAAGAAAATGATAACAATACCATTTGATTTAGAGTTGGCAAAGAAAATCAACAATGGTGAGCGCAATGGAATGATTGTAACGGATGGCGATAATTACAGAGTAGAGTTTGTGTATCATAGGGAAGAGTCTTTAAAACATTAAATAACATTAAACATGAAAAAGAGTAGAAGAATTGTAAAGAAAATGAGCAAGAAGAGCCTTATCAACAAGAAGGCTCTTCGGTATATTATCGCAAACAGTAATTTATGTAAACATGCGATAAGAGAATTGGAATTAGCCGGATATAGCAAAGAAGAGGACGGTCCTAACAAATGGATGCGCGAACAGGTAATAGAAGCTGTCGCGCTGTTCTCTTCTCATGGTAACAGCGGATTCTCGGCACCATTTGAAATCAATCTCGTCAAGAAACTTTGCAGTTTTGATATAATCTCTCCTTTGAGATTTGACGATGGCGAATGGGAAAAAATAGGCTTAGACGAGAGTTGCCAGAATAAAAGAAAATCATCGATATTCAAAGAGCCGGACGGGAGTATCCATGATGTTGATGCATTTTCAAAAGTTCCTGTAAAAAAGTTTTTATTCGCCACTCGAACGTGGACGGAGAACATCCATAAGATAGGATGGACAGGAGGGTTGTTTGAGACGGACGAAAACGGAATACTCACTGGAAGATATTTTGGTAGATGTAATGTAAAAGACTATCAGAACGGATATATGCCAAAAGGCAAGAAAGAAATACCATGCAGGGAGATAGAGATATCGCCGGACAATTGGATTATGACAGTTGAATCAAACAATGAGGCTTTGATTGAATTGTCAAAGATTTATGATATAGTCTGGCGACAATGCCCTTGCTTGAAAGGCATAATGAATACCAACGTTACACCGGAACTTGAAAGATTGGCATGCGAACAAATGAAGGGATAAACAATGAATGACAAATTTGTAGACATGCCGAAATGCATGGCGGACAAATACGAAACCGCCGACTTTATTGCCAGCGATCCCGTCCAGTTCCCAAGGCGGTATTCCGGGCGGGACGCGGAGGTCAGTGGGTTCATTACTTCGTGGCTCTCGTTCGGGAATCGAAAGGCGATCATCGGGGCGGCGGAGATGAGGAAATGTCTTGATAAGATATTTGATTTGGCAATTAATGAAAGGCTTAAATAATTCAACACAAAATCATATAAGATGATAACTTCTATAAGGATAGACGACAACAAGAAGACTCCATTTAAATATATCCAAAAGATAAAAGCGTTCAAAAATGGCTCTGAGTTTATATTCAAGCCCGGCGTGAATGTGATTGTAGGCAAGAACGGGAGCGGGAAATCAACCCTCCTGAATATGATATCGAAGTACATGTTGTGCGAGAAAAAGATGTGTTCTGAATTACCGTCAGAAGCATTGTATTTCTCGGATATATTTGATGATGACAAGGTGCTTGACGGGATCAGTATTAAGTCGGATTATATCGGGAAGGTATTCCATCTCCTACAGCAAACTGAAATGAGAAAGGATGATATATTGGATAATATCAATAATTTAAGTTTGTATATGAATGGAGCATCTAGGTCCTCTGGGGAGAAGAACCTTCATGCCATGAACTCGCTCTTTGATTTTGTGTTTAACCAAGATGAGTATGCGTTTCCGATACAGAAGCTTATGGAATTTAAGAAAAAGTCAAATGAGTTCTGGGCAAACAGGATCGACAATCTTTTAAAATACTACAAAGACAATCATGTGGTATTAATGGAGAAGGATTTTGAGTATACAATCCTTATGGATGAGCCGGACAGGAATTTAGATATTGACAATATCATGGATCTGTACAAGGTATTGTCATTTCATAAACCGCAAACACAAATTATAGCCGTAATTCATAACCCGGCTTTGATTTACAAGTTGAGCAAGCTGGATTGCGTGAACTTTATTGAGATGACAAAAGGGTATTTGAAGAAAATTACTGGTTTTATGAATAAAAAATAAGAAAGGAGATGAGAGAAGAATTGAGAACAATAGGATCAAAAGGACGCCATGTGTTTACAGCAACCTTTGTTAGATTTGGATTTAGGAATGGATACATTGGACCTGTAAAAACGATGCTTTTACAAGATGTGACACTTGATAGCAAAATAGTATCAGATCATTTGTGGTTCGATTTAACAAAAGGATTTAGTGGTGCTGATTTATCGCCAGGCGATGTGGTTGAGTTTTGCGCAAGGGTTAGTGCTTACGAGAAAGGATACAAGGGGCACAAGGATGATGTACTTAATAGACCGATAGAAAGAGACTATCGATTATCAAGACCGACAAAAATTAAAAAGATCGGGAAGAAATTAATATTAAAAGATGAGGGGAAATAATACATGATAATTATATGCCTAAAAAATTTATAATTTATTAAAATATAATGATATGAAAATTCAAGTAGAATTAAATTTGGAAGATGTATTCGAGGAAGCTATGTACAATGAAACGACGTTGAAAGAGGAGTTTACCAGCTCGGTCAGGTTAGCTGTAATACGTGAACTTAAAGAAAAGTTCAAGAATGAGTTGATGAGAGAAATATCCAATCCGATATCACAGAAAATTGAGGATATAGCGAGGGAATCAATGAGCGATCTCATCGAGAACGCCAGCGAGAAGAAATATAGATTCAGGTTAGATTATATGGATGAGGAGTTGACAGTAGACGAGTTTATAAGAGGCAGGATGAAGAAAGTTGTAGACAGCAACATCGAGACAATGGTAGAATCAAAAGCCAAATCTTTTGTCAATGAGTTAAGGAAAAGGTATGATATGGCGTTCGCTGCCTTTGTCGTAGATAACATGAGAAAGCAAAATATGTTGAAGGAAGATAAGATAGCTGAGCTGTTAAAGGACAACCCAAATGAGAAATAGGGAAGATGCCAAAGGAAGACGGAGATCGGTGCTCATGACACCGCCCGTACCGGAGAAGGTCAGGGTATTATCCCCGGCATGGTATAGGGCGGCAGTGGAGTTTCAAGGTAGGCCGGAGCAGGAGCGACTAGCCTTTTGCTCGTGGTGTTGTTGTCATGGAGGGTGTAATTTGTGTATGGATATAAGCAAATACAATATAAAAGGGCTTAAGATATATGGAGGATAAGGTGATTATATACCATTTTACGATTTTAGTGTAAAATGGTATATAATCACCTAAGCGTATTAACTATTAATAATGTTTATTTAATTTAATTCAAAAACAAAATGTCTACTTTTGTAGACACATAAAAATTACACATATGAAAAAGAGTAAATTTGTAAAGGAGTTAGAGAGGATCATCGATATGGTTAAGGCCGAGGATGATGGTTTCGAGTATGGTGGTAAAGTCATTTTCTATAAAGAAGATGATGATAACTATGAAATCTCGGTAAAGAACATCGAGATGAATCTTATGGTAGAGGCCAATACTATGGCTAGTATGAATGATAGGACTTTCGCCTGCCTTATGAGTGAGGTCTATAAACAAAAGTTTACAAAGGCTATAACGATATCGGAGGATGAGGATGATGAAGACAATTGATAAGATGACCGATCAGGAGATATATGATCTTACTGATGAGCAGGTAGAGAATTTGATCGTAATAAGATGTGCGGAGGAAGGTGTCAGGTTTATGGATGAGCCTCCAATCATGAGGACATATGACTGTAAACCTATTTCTCCATCCCATTTCTTCTACTATTTAGAAGGATTGAATATAGCCGTTCTTGATCAGGATGATGCTATTAAAATAGCTAAGTTCTTAAGTGACTTTGATCTGTACAGGACTAGATATGATTTCACCGTATCCAATGAAAAGCTATACAGCAAATTGGATATAATTAATATCAAACATACTCCGATGTTTGATACGAAAGACGAGGAGACCTATAAGTCTATCAAGGATAAGAACGATAAGATTGAGGCGGAATATAAAGACCAGCTAGAGAGATATGAGAGAAATATGAAGAAAATGAGTAAAATTCGGGCCGAGATATGGGATAAAGTAGCCGATATAAGACATAGGATTGATAATATGAACTATCTTAGGTCGCTTTTTGCAAGGGAATATCTACCACTGGTGGATAATGATACGGATAAGGCTATGATATTTTTCAAGAAGGCTTATGGCGTGGATGATGATACGGAAAGATATATTCGTGAAGGAATAAAAGATTATCCTTTGTTTAACAATAATATAGATTAAAATGCACAATTGGTTTAAATGTACGGTTTCTTATGAGACCGATGCCGAGAACGGCATGAAGAAGAAGGTAAAGGAAGAGTATTTAGTAGATGCCTTTTCTTATACCGAATGTGAGGCTAGAATCATAGAGGAGATGAAGCCATTCATATCCGGTGAGTTTAGCGTTGATATCAAACGATTCAGGATAGCGGAATTGTTTGCCATGGATGGAGACCGGTTCTATAAGGTCACGGCTGATTATATTACGATAGACGAGAAATCGAACAATGAGAAACGCAAGGCGTTTAACTACATCGTTCGGGCCAATGACCTTGATCATGCCAAAAAGAATTTCGAGGAAGGCATGAAAGGAACCATATCAGATTTCGTTGTCACTTGTATCAAGGAAGAGAAGAAACTGATGGACTTCTACGAGTTTGATGGTAAGATCAGGAATCCGGAGAAAAATGAGGATAGTAGGCAGTAAAGCTAGCTACGAAACCACGTCGTCCATAGCCGAGAAGTTGATGGAGATAAGTAAAATGGAGGGTACGATTTATCGTATCCTCACATTGTCTAACAAAACTTATCTAGCTTCTAAATTAGGATATAGCAGATCGGGGTTCTATAAGAAGATACAAAACAGGAGTTTTAATATCCGGGAACTAGCTCAGATATTCGATACGATCATCAACTTCAAGGATCAAGATTGGACTGAGGGTAAGATTAATAGGCTTAAGAGGTATAGGGCTATGAGCCTTATGGAGTTCAATAAAAGTTATAAAAAGAAAAAGGCGTGAGAGGTAGGATGTTACCGTGTGAGAGATGTGGGAGGATGGTAACCGTAAGGAGTAAGGGGTTGTGTCCCGCGTGCAGAGCCAAGGAGCTACCGCCAAAGGAAAGAGCGGCGATACGGGTGAAGGCCAAGCCAAAGGGGAAGAGCCTAGCCGTTTTCTTTGGCGCCCATGTGGCTAGGTTGAGTATGACAAGGAGATCTGCTACCGGCGCATACATACCATGCCCGGGGGTAAGCAACATATGCCACTTATACCCTAAACGGAAATATAAATCAGTTGCTGAGGATAATGATAACATTATCTACTTGACGGCTGATGAGCATACAAGATTCGATTATCTATTAGATACGATGGATTTCAGCCGACTCTTGGACGAGTTTGGCAACGTATGGCTGTTGGCAGCCAGAAGGATGAGGGATCTCGCACCTAGAGTCGAGGAGGATGGTAAATTAAAAACCAGATTATTATCATGGATAGAAGAAAACGAAGATTACTTTTAGACCTAGGATATAAGGCTATAAGTGACACAGTATATAGTTATGGGACGATCATGGAAGTCATAAGCGATCAAGAGCCGTTTGATGACATGAGAGTTCGTTTATCCGAGAGACACAATGTGATTATCGCGGATGATGGGGAGGTGGGATGGTCGGTTTTAGGCAAGATAGCGAACGAGCATCGGTCATCATATTGCTGGCGATCATCATTACCAGTATTAAGATCATATCATACAGATCCTAAATTTACCGCTTTCTTTGGCATATTAGACGTTTTGTCAACGATCCCAAAGAAAGATATGGTTGAGGAGGAAAAGTCTGTTGAAGAGCCTAAAAACGAGCCTAATGAGGAGATGGAGGTTGAGTATGATCTGGAGACAGAGCAACAGTATTATGCCGCTGAATGGATAAAGGATATCCCGACACCTGTGTTATATAGAATGACTGTCGCCGGCAAACGTGTGTATTATGAGATGGATGTTGATGGGTATCCTATCATATACGATGGAGCCACTAACAATATCGCCAATGGGTATTGTGATACGTCTGGCGCCTTGGAGAAGTGGAAGAATGAGATGAGACTCAAAGGGAAGGATCCTGATGAGTACGCTAACTACAGGGCTGACTTAGGTACTATCATGCATTATCTATTTGGGTTGTATCTGACCGGGGTTAAGATAAAGCTGATCCCGACATGGATCAGGAAGGTGGTCAAGGAAGCCAAGCTAAGAATAGACAAGTATAGGATGGAGCGGATATTAGTGGATAACATTGATGAGCTGATAGAGGATCTAATATCATTTGCCATATTCTGCAAGGAAAGACATGTAAAACCTGTATTGATCGAGAAGATGTTGAGGTCAAGCAGGTTAAAGGTAGCTTCTTCGGTGGACGCAGTGGTGGAGATGGATAGCGAGCCGGAGATGGTGGAGATAGAGGTCGAGACAGGAGAGTTCTATAAGACGGGAGCCAAGAAAGGTCAGCCTAAGACGGAGAAAAAGAAGATAAAGAGATGCAGGAGGATATTCGCTATATTGGACTTCAAATCAAACAGGAAAGGCAATTTCTATGACGAGTATGCTTTCCAACTTGAGTTATATAGAAGAATGATATTAGAGAACTATGGAAAGATATTGGAGATAGAGGAGATATATAACTTCGCTCCGGGTGATCCTACCGCAAAGACCAGCCAATATAAGTTGAAGAGACAGACTGACAACCCTATATTGAATATGGCTACCGTAGTATATCTTCAAGGAAAGTATAAGTTCGAGAAAACTAATTATACGGTTACATCAAGAATCGGATCCTTGGACATAGAAGGCGAGTTTGATGTTAATAAGTTGGTAAGGAAAGAGCCGCTGAGGGACTATATATATAGAGTCATGAATGAGAGGAGAGGGTGATGGAATTTAGGGAGTTCAATAAGAGCGTTCATCGGTATGAGCTGGATCATAGCAAACCAAGAAGGAAGCTGACGTGCCCGCAATGCGGCAAGGATAAGTGTTTTACGCCGTACGTGGACGTAACCACCGGTCAGATCGTTGGAGAGCAGTTTGGGGTGTGTGATCATAAAAATAAATGTGGTTACTTTAAATATCCAACAGGAAGCGAACTTGGGAACAATGATCTTTTTACCGATTCAAACAAAGTATTAAGGAGGTACAGACCTCCTATGGATCCGGATATAGCCAACTGCATTCCGGTAAGCAAGATGTTTGAGACGCTTAATCCTTTCGAGACATCCGATCTTCAGGATTATCTATCCAATATCTTCGGATCGTATCATACCAATAGGGCATTTAGCTTGTATAAGGTGGGGATGATGAGATTCGGGGACTGGGGTAAGTGCTGTGTGTTCTGGCAACTGGATAAGAATTGGGTAGTGCGGACCGGGAAGATAATGGACTACGGGCCTGGCGGGAAGAGGGTAAAGGTTCCCATGGATCATGTATGTTGGGTGCATATACTGGACGGTCAGGATTACATGCTTAGGCAATGCCTGTTCGGGGAGTTTCTTATCAACTTCTATCCCAATGACGCTCCGGTGTATATAGTAGAGTCAGAGAAGACGGCTGTTATCTGTAACATCGTGTACCCTAGTAGGTTGTTTATGGCCTGTGGCGGTATCCATATGCTGAAAAGGGAGATGATAGAGACATTGGGTAGGAGGCGGATAGTCCTGTACCCGGATAAGGGCGACGCTTTCAACGAATGGAGAAAGAAGGTAGACAAGGATATGAGGGGGATGAATATAGAGATAAGTAATTTTCTAGAATCAAAACCCAATATAAATGAGGGAATGGATATAGCGGATTATTTTATTATTAAACAAATTTACAATGGCAAAGGTAGTTGACAATTACAAGAAATTCAAGGTGCTTGAAATAACAAGACAGGAGATGATGGATAAGCTCACCAGATATGGGTGCTTAGGTATTTGCGATATGTGTAACAGACCTACATCCGTAGGTTATTACGTGGCGGTAATCAATCAATGGATGTGCAAGGACTGCTATAATGATTTCATCAAGTCAATTGATAGGTATGAGGAAGATATGAGAATAGAGAACAGGAATTTTAATAGATTCTGTGATCTATTTAATGTCAAAATACAAGAAAAGGCATGAGAGAGCTATCTTTAGCCCAGAAAGCTATGTTAAACGGATCCGTATGCCCGTACTGTAAAACCCCATCCACTATAATAAATACGGTAGAGGGGAAGCAGGTTGGATGCGAGAAGTGTGGAGCTTGGATGAGATCCGATCCTTTTGGGAAGCCGATGGGGAGGCTGGCTAAGCCGGATCTTCTTAGGAGTATGGATATGGCAATGACTGAGATTAATATATTTGCGTATAGAACAAAACGGGATGTGCAGGATATTTACAAAAGCCTATCTGGTGAATTGGATATACCAATAGAACATGTATCCCCATATAAGATGTCTTTGCCATCACTACTTAATACCATGAGATATATTGAAAAGTATAGCGATAATCATATACGGATATATGATAGAACCATGGTAAAGAAGGCTTGCCCTAGGCACGGAGCGGTGGTGATCGGGAGCAACGCCTGCCACGGGTGCCCGGAGTTCCTGTTCCATGTGGTAAACGACACGACCGATACGGTGGTGTGTGATATGGATATGAGTTATGGAGATCGCAAGAAGGATAAATATGAGCATTAGAGCTAATGATAATGGAACATTTGAGTATCGAATCAAATTGGATACCTTTAATAAAATGAATAATACATGTAAAATGAAGAAAGTTTATTTTGTTCACAAACCAACAGGTTTTTATGTTGGGGGCAATGTAAGTAGCGTAGAAGCTACAGTTTATAATAAAATGGTTAATATGGGGATGAGTAGCGAATTAGCCGATAAATTTAAAAAGGTAATAGGTACATTCCCTTGCACATGGGAGATACCAGATGAATTTGCGTCTGATCCATATTCGTATATGATTAAGCGTCTGGGATTGGAATATCCATCTTTTTTAAAGGAAGAGGATTTGGATATGCAAGAGAATATAGATTTTGATGATGAGGAGGACGAAGAGGATGGGGAGATCGACTGAATATTACAGGACACATCCGGAAGCCAGAAAGAAGAAGGCTGAGACGGACAAGAAGATCAACGCCAGACCTGAGCAGAAAGCCAAGAGACGGGAATTGGGTCGCAAGAACTACAAGACCGATAAGTTGAAGGGGAAGGCTTATCGGAAGGGGAAGGACCTATGCCATACGGCTAAGGGATTAAGATATAAATCAAGATCAGCTAACAGAGGATCTAAATCCGATACGGCTGGCGATAGAAACGCAAGAGGATGAGTGAGGATAGGATATGGAGGTCATCCAAGGAGATTATCATGGATGCCTATGAGAGGATAAGAAAGTATCAGTCGGGGGAACTTCTCCCGGCTCATACCGGATATCCTTATCTGGATAAGGCTTTGCTGGGGGGATTTTACCCCCAGCATGCGGTAGCCATAGGAGCTAGACCCGGAGTCGGCAAGTCTTATTTGGCGCAGAAGATCATGGGCAATGTGATGAATGTCAATATCAATCCACAGGCAGATGATTATGTATGGTTAAGATGTGAGTTTGAAATGAACCCAGAAGATTTGATGTTACGTTCACTATCAAAAAAAATGGGGAAAGACATACAAGATATACTCCTTAACGAGATGTCAGAAGATGAGGTAAAAGAAATGCAGAGATGCCTCAAGGAAGAGAACTCTAGCAGAATAACATACATCCCTAAACCATCAACCGTAGATGAGCTTCAAAACTTTCTATGGAATGAGTATATGCCAATAAACAAGGATAAGAAAATGGTATTCGTGTCTATAGATCATACGGCTCTAGTACAAGGTTCAGGAGACGCCAAAAGAAATATCGACTCGTTGATAACCATGTGTAATATCGCTAAAAGAACTTTTCCTAATATTTTCTTTCTTATAATATCCCAACTCAATCGTGATATCGAAGGACGGCGGGATCCAAAGGATCATATGCCAAAGCAATCTGATTTTTATCAATCAGATACATTGGGACAGTTATGTACGGCTATGGTAGCGTTAAATATACCGAAAAGATACGGGTACTCCTCATACATGCAATTTCCGCAAGGATGGTATCCTAATCTGGAACGTTTCAAGAGCGAGTCAAGACGATCCTTCCGTGTGGATGGATTATTGTTCCATCATATCGTAAAGGTCCGTCAAAGATCATTGGAGGAGATTGACGCTATACATGTAGATATCATGAAAGGATATGAGCGATATTATCCTGATGGAGGGGTGGTGCGCCAAGAAAGACCGGGAGGCTCGAATGCCCCCGTGGGTAGCGGCAAGCCGGATACGACCGTAGTGACGCTTCCGCCCCCACCTCCCGGTGTTCCATTGGAGCAACAATATATACCGCCCAGTGATGATTTCAATGTAGTACATGACGAAACACCTTATTGACATGAGATTGAGACATAATTACTTGCTTGTAGTGATAAAGGTGCTGGAAATGTTCTTGAAGACCGTATTGTCGGTTGAGGATAAGATGGGGATAAAGGAAATTATATCCTCGTTGAAGGAAATGGCTAAATACAGCATCAGATATATCATAAATAGGGAACGGGAAAAGGAGATCATGAGTATCTGTGATGAGGTATCCAATAAAGTACAGGAGTATAAAAGGATAAATGACAACTCAATGATATTGGAATTGGAGAACCTAAAAAGGGAAGTTGTGGCGGTGGAGGATCTTCTTAGCTCATACAAGGGGGTTCTTGACGCCGAACTGGTGATAGCCGAGGATGATATCAGAATCATACGGGACAAGATCGCTATAAGCCTGAGGGAGGACGGAGTATGTAAGAGCATGACTGATGCTGATAAAAGGGCTAGGGTGGACGTAAGATACGAGAGGGCGTTAGAGGATTATCGAATCCTTCTAAGATGCGCCAATACGGTTAGGGCTAAGATGTCGGTTGTAGGGCATCTTAACCAATCTATAAATCAATCTATATCAGTTGGTAGGGTTGGTATGGCTAATGAATCTTATACAGTAAAACAATATGAAAAAGGGAAAGAGATTATCGAAAGCAGACGCCCTTAGGGTGTTGAGAAGAGCTTACAATCTAATAAAGAATGATAATTATGCGTTTATATGCATAGCAATAGAAAGGACAGCGGTTGAATTATCACTTGCTGAAAGATCATGTGTGGCGTGTTATCTTATACCAGAACTGAAGATGTTCAAACCTGTAAACAGAAAAAATGGAGATTTTTGGTTTCATTCATCAAAGAAAAACATAAGGTTACATATAATAGATACGCTAATAGATATATATAACGGAAATGATCATCCCGATATAGTCGAGAGGGTAGCCAGAAAGATTAGGTCAATATTTTAACTTATTTACATATGTATATAAATTTTGAACAGATGATGACATCAGGATTAACGATGTCTGATGTTGGATATCTTTTGATGATCCGGCAAAAAGAAGAGATGGCTAACACCATTCCAAAGGAGAAAATAGATAGTTATAAAGCATCTGGTTATATTGAGCTTCAGAAGAATGGGAAGTGGAAGATAACGCCAAGGGGAGGATCGCTGCTGATGCTGATAGAGACACCCGGTCTGACACCGGAGGTCGAGGGGGTCCGGGACCGTATCGTTGGGGTATATAACGATATGGGTAAGGATACAGGAGCTATCAAGGAGGTGGAAAAAAGGCTTATCTGGTTTGTGGCTAACACCAACTTCAAGGAAGAACCTATAGTAAGGGCCGTAATATCTCACATAGATCTTAAACGTGAATATACGATGAGATTGGATAACTTGATCTGGAAACCATCAAATGTGTATAGCGTGCATATGAGTTTATCGGAATCAACGTTATTCGATACGATCATAAAAATGTATGGCATGACGTCTGACTTGTATCTTAGGGAGAACAAGAACAAGGAGCTGGCATGGTTGTTCGCCATAAGCCGGCTTCCGGATCCCCCAAAGAGAATGGATAAGGAATACGCTATCACAGGCGATGTTAAGATGGATATCGAAAGGATATCGGATATAAAAAAAGAATTAGGTAGAAGATTGAAAATGTCGATTTAGATTATGGAAAAGGATAAATTATTGAGAATGATAAAAGAGGTGATATTCGAAAAGGTAGGTGAATTTAATGGGCTTAATCGTCCTGAATCGATAACCAATAATGATGAGCTGGGCGCGGATATGGCCTTGGATTTCTTTGATTTCGTGGAAGTCGTAATGGAAATAGAGGAGAGAACTGGTAGATGTATACCTGATGAAGTGCTTGATGTCAAGCTTTATTACGAATTGACGGTAGGAGAGGTTGCAAATATGTTGTACAATTATTTAAAGGATTATGAAAAGAGATGAGTTATTGGAGATAGTGAGGGAAGAGATATTCGAGAAAATGCATGAGTTCAATTACATTAATAATATAGAGGTAATTGACGATGTAAGAGAAGACAGTAATTTGTCATCCGATCTAGCTATGGATCCATTTGATTTATTAGAGGTATTGATAGGGATTGAAGAAAAGATGGATATAAGGATACCGGATGATGTCTTTGGCGATAAATCTGTCGATGAACTAACTGTAGGGATTTTTGTGGATATGTTGTACGATTGGCTTGATAGTAAGTAATGGACTTCGGATATGATGATTGGGAAGAGGGGCTAGAGACCCCTCTTGTCGATGATTGCGATGACGATTACAACGAGGAGGACGAGTATGATTTCGGCTAAAGAACTAAGGATAGGGGATCTTGTAAAAGACAAGGCTGGCAATATATGGAGAGTAGGGTGCGTTGCTGGTATGCGTAATGAAAGTAAGTCATTGATCCTTGAATGTGAGGTTGATGATGGGATAATGAAATGGTATTCCGGGGAAGATGATGTCATACCTATTGAGATAGATGATAATATACTTGATACTATCTATTTCAAGCGTGATAAGGGGCGGGATGTATATCGAGGCTATGGAATATCTATAGAGATTTTTGATGATGGGTATTATCTTGGGCTTAGGGATCTGGAAGACGATCTAAGCGATCCTATTCAGATTAAGAATCTTCACCATCTACAAAACCTGTTAATGGACTTATACGGACATGACATAAAAATAGATAAGCTTTATGGTAATACCGGAGAATAACTTATTATGTAAGGTTATAAACGGAGAGAAGGTTCTCGCCGCCTCTTACTCGCAGATAGACACGTTCATCCAGTGCCCATATAAATGGTATAAGACTTACGTGGAGGGTCACAGATCCACGGAAAAGCACGAAGCTACGTCATATGGTACGGTTATCCACCAGACAATGGAGTATTTCTTCAAGAACGGATGCAGACCTTCTTATGAGGATATGAGTAAGGCTTTCAATTACTACGCCGATATAGAACAGATCCCTTTTGATAGCGTAAAATCCCAGATCGAGTCTATGCAACATGCGGCTAGGCTAATAAGATGGATTGTGGGGTTGTTTGAGAAGGATGCTGCTGGCAATTATAAGAAGGCATGGTCTGATCTTACGCCAATGGAGAAGGTGGTCCGGGGGTCGAGACCGGCCGGCGTGGAGGAGAGCTTCGTCCTGCCCTATAAGCTACCCAAGCCCCTTACCTTGGATGGCGTGACGTACGATAAGGTACATATCATAGGATCGGTGGACTGGCGTGGAGAGTATAAGACAAAGGACAGGATAGCCATGTATACGATAGACTGGAAGTCCGGGAGAAAGTTATTCGATGAAGATAAGCTGCTTCATAATCTCCAACATCCGATATACGCCTTCTACATACTGAGAAAGTACAAGGTATTGCCGGATATGTGCAGCTATTTCTTTACCCGCATGCTGGACAATCAGAACGTGAAGGTAGATAAGGAGAAAGTAGAGAGATCTGTCAAGGAACTTAACGATATTCTCCTTGACATGTATGATTTCGAGACAAATAAAATAGATAGCTATCAAGCTCACGTTTGGGACGATGCCAAACAAGGGTATAAGTACGAGAAGCGCTACCTCATGGGACGCCAGCCGGCCTGCCTTGAACCCCGCCCCAAGCCCTTGTGTTTTTGGTGCGATTTCTCGATCCACAAACAAGGGACATGCAGGTACTCATCGGATTGGGATGAGTCAAAAAGAAAGAATAAAAAAGATTAACTTTATTAAAAAGCCTAGGTAAATATCTAGGCTTTAATTATATTTGTGTCAATAAATAAATGATTATGGATAAAAACGAAAGAGAAAAATGGGTATTGGATCTTCTGATGTCTAGAAAGGATATTAGGAAATTGGTAGAGAAATCAAATGAATGTTATTCTAAAATGGATTTCGTTGGTGCCATGAAATGCCGGCAGGAGATAAAGGATATCGTAGACCGGGAATCGAAGATCATGTTGACAAAAAGCGAGTCTTTGGTGAGTTTGATGAATAACGCTGATAATGAATATAAATTCAATATGCTGGTATGGCTACATTCCATGATGTGTATGGCGGATGTATTTAACGGGATATTGGAGGATTTCAAGGATGGGGTAAGAAAAGCCAATGGCAACTCCAAGTTCGTTAAGTTCGATAATCTGGATCGGTTAATGACAGAATGTAAGAAGGAGATTGATTACCTGATGAAAGGCACAAGTAAATCGTTCCAGATATCCTTCGCCGTAAGGAGCGATGAAATGAGAGAGATGATAGAGAATATGGTAGGGGATAATATCCGTGAGGGGTATGACGTGTTCAGTAAGGAGGCAGAGATGGTTAATGAGACGGATAGGGACAAGATCGAGGAGTTTAACAAAAGTCTGGCTCATGAATAAACACATATCAAGATGGCATATAAATTAAGATCATATCAAGAGGAATGCGTTAAAAGCATTTCAAGTTATATAAATTCCGATAGGAATGATCCGGTATTGGTTATAGGCCCAGTAGGTTGCGGGAAATCCTTGTTGATAGCGGAAGCGGCCAGATTGATGGGAGATAAGACACTGGTCTTACAACCATCAAAAGAATTGCTACAGCAGAATTATGATAAGCTTACATCATATGGCATACCGGCTACCATCTACTCCGCCTCCTGTGGCAAGAAAGAACTATCTAACATGATATACGCCACATTAGGATCTGTCAAGAAAGTTATTGGTCAGCTTAAGGAGATGGGGATCAGGAACGTATTGATAGATGAGGCTCATGCCGGGTATAGCCCGGAGGATGGTAGCGAGTTTATGACATTTATGAATGAATTGAAACCGAAAAAGGTGATAGGATTTACGGCTACTCCATGCAGACTTAAGTCTATGTCAATAGGACAAGTATCATACTCTCAACTTAACTTCATAACCAGAATGAGACCGGTGTATTTCAAGAACCTGATCCATGTCATACAGGTGGAGGAGATGATAAGACAAGGATTCTGGACACCTCTTAAGTACGAGACATGGGATTTCAATGGAGATGCCCTTAAACTTAATTCTAACGGCTCCGAATATACGGCTGAGTCTATTAGTGAGGCGGTGAGAAAAAATGGCTTAAACAACCTTATTTTACGTCGGTTGATGGTATTAAAAGACGTATGCAGATCTATACTGGTGTTTATGGATTCTGTTGAGAGCTGCAATACCGCCGCCGAATGGATGAACGCAAAGATATGCGCTGGCATGGCGGAAGTGGTTCACGGAGGCACGCCAAAGAAACAGCGGGAGGCTATAGTCGAGGGGTTCAAGTCAGGTAAGACGAAGGTAGTGTTCAACTATTCCGCCCTCGGAACCGGATTCGATCACCCAGGACTGGACTGCGTGATAGTAGGAAGACCGACATTCTCATTCTCATCGTTTTATCAGTGGCTTGGCAGGGCGGTTAGGATAAAGGACGGTAAGGATAGCGCATTGGTCGTTGATTGTTGTAACAACTCGTCAAGGTTCGGTGATATAAGGAAACTTAGTATAGAGAACTACAAGGGGTATGGATGGGGAATGTTTATCGGCGATAAACTAATTACCAATATTCCGATGGGGAATAAAGTAACGAAAACAGATCTGGATATCAAAGCCGCCAAGAAAGATCGTAGGAGGGGGCTGGCGCAGGGCGTAACCGCCGCCCCTGTTCCAGGAAGACCGGATCATCCCCTTGGCTCTACGTTAATGACATTCGGCAAGTATTGTGGATGGATGTTGCATTCAATTCCGGTATCGTACTTCAAATTCATAAACGAGACATTTGACTGGGATAATGATAGGAACAAGGATATAAAAGAATACATAGATTTTTTAATCAAAAACAATAGATTATGACAGGATGTATATATCATGAGGCTGACCTTGACGGAGTAATGTCAGCGGCTATAGTAAAAAAGTATTTCAAAGGGGACATTGATCTTCTTCCTTACAATTACGGCAAGGAAATACCTGACGTGAATAAATATGATAAGGTATTTGTAGTTGACGTATCATTTGGCGATAGAACGAGATTCTTATTCGACGAATGGGAAGACAAGGGGATAGATGTCACATGGATAGACCACCATAAGACGGCGATAGAAGCTGTGAAGGACTATAATGTCAAAGGCAAAAGACGTATCGGAACGGCGGCTTGTGAGCTTACGTGGGAATATCTTTTCGATGATATCGAAACCCCTGACGTGGTAAAATTATTGAGCGCTTATGATGTATGGGATCATGATCGCTTCGAATGGAGTGACGTTCTTTCATTCCAATATGGGATGAGAGGGTATTGCGGGCTTGACGTTGACATGGTCAGGGAGGTGCTAAACAAGGCAAATGGTGAGTTTGTTTCCGATATGATAAGAAATGGCGAGGCCATAATAGAGTATATCATCGAGAAAAACAGAGGAGAAATGAAGATGTTCTCATTCGAGGCAGATATATTTGGATACAAGGCGATATGTATGAATACTACGGAGTTTAACTCCACCACATTCGAGTCTATGTACGATCCTAGAAAACATGATTTGATGATGCCATTTTGCTGGAACGGCAGATTCTTCAGATGCTCGTTCTATACCACCAAGAAGGAGGTGGATGTCTCGGCGCTGGCACGCAAGGCCAACCCATGTGGAGGAGGCCATAAGGCGGCTGCCGGATTCCAGCTTAGCGTGGAGGATATGATGGGATTTTTGAAAGAAAGGAGGATGTGATATGGTAGGGTTGATATCTATTATTATAATAACAGTAATCTCCTTTGCCATGATGATGGAGGGATGGAAAAAATATGATTCACAAAAGTTTTACACAGGGTTGCTTGTAATAGGTATAAGTATCATAATGATATTTCCAGTAATGCAATATAATATGGAGAATATGAAAAACGTGTATAAATTCAAGAAACTTAACGAAATGAAGCTAGACGATTACGGCTTCGGTTTATTCGAGTACAATGGCGCTCTTTATTTCAAGGAGGCAGAGGGTGAAAGATGCTTTGATGTGAGAAGCGGGGACGAGGTTATTATCGGAAAAGATAAGATTATAATGACTTTGGAGGATTGATCATGAGAAAGCTTAATGACACCAACAGGACAAGAAAGAGAAACGTGCGGCACTCGTGGGTGAAAGCAGGTCCGGGGATTCAACGCTGCGCTATTTGCGGGATTACGAAGCGAAATGAGCGTAGGGACGGAAAGGCCACGAATTGTGTGTATCTATCATCTGGTGAGCTTTACTCTATGACAGGAGAGACACCAGAGTGTAGGGATCTTAGTGAATTTTATTAATCTAAAACATGAAAATATGACATGGTATGATACTTACGAGGAAATAAAGGCTAAATATCCGGATACTGTTTTCGAGGAATATTGGTTGGTTGAAGAAGATGTCGCTAAGTTAATGAATCATGAGCCTATTATAAAAGGATGGGCTATAATCAAAAATGATCCTAATATAGATAGCGATATTATATCTAGCAACAAATCGAATATCAATGTTATTGAAGCTGAGAAGAACGAGGGTGATGAGCGCAATATATTGTTGCATATTGGGATATTATCTCCATTTAATGATGATCCAGTAATAATAATAAAACAAAAAGGAGTTTAAGATGAAAGAGGAATTTAACAAATACGACAAGGTCGTTTATGATGGTAAGGTATTTGAAGTACTTGAGACCGCCGACAATACGGGAATGATGAAAATAGAACCGTTATTTGATGAGACATATAAATCCATTTGGGCTGATGAGGAGATGGTTGTTTCGTTAAATAGAGCTATCAAGTTAAGGCTTATTGATGATGAAACGGCGGATGAGGCGATAAATTTCGGGAAGCCAAAAATAGGAGACGCAGTGGTGGAAAGCGGGCCGCTTGTGGGGAAAGACGGCAGCGGGAAGGACGACCGGGCCGACGGTAAACTCCGGTGGGATCTTCTTCCTTTGGCTGAGATAGAGGACATCGTGAGGGGATATACGGAAGGAGCCAAGAAGTACGCCGATAACTCATGGCAAGATATACCTGATGGATTTAATCGTTATCTAGGTGCACTCATGAGGCACTTGGTCGCTTATACGAAAGGGGAGAGATATGATAAGGAGGGATTCATGCATCTATCCGCCGTATGCTGGAACGCCATAGCGTTATTATATTACGATAAACATAACAAAGGGCTTATAGAATGGAAGAGTCAGGAAAAAGAGTAGTAGATGAGAGATTAAGAGCTATCGACAAAAGAACAGGTAAATACGTTAATGTAATCAAGCGCACTATTGATGATAGCCTATTCCCGATAGTTAAGTATCTCAGTTACAGTTATAATGAATTAAATTATGATTATGTAAAGAATCTGAATTTTGATGTAGACGTAAATTGGGAGCAGCGTAGATATCAGATTGTTAAGGATTTATTATCTAACAATTTCGATGGGAGAAAGATGAGTATAGATGAGGTAGATAATGCTATATTTACCGCTGATTTGATTATTAACAGATTAATAACTATTTGAGATGGTAAGAATTGATTTTTTCACGAAGAAAGACGCTGAATACAGCGACTACATGCGATATATTATCGCCAACACATTACAGGAGTATGAGGGTGAGGTCACGTTAAACCAGATCCCGGAGAACAAAGCCACGGAGGAGGAAATATCCAAGTACGGTATAGAGGTATATCCTACTATCATCGTCAGCGGTGATAACATGGATGGCTTTAATAAACTTGAGGGGATGGCCAGAAAAGCTGATCTTATTAACGTCATGTCGTTATACGACAAGAAATAGGCTTATGACGATAAGGGATAAATATTTTGGCTGGAAGGATATATTCTTTGGCAGGTTCGTGCATTGTTGTAATGAAAAAAGTGACCAACCACAAGGGAGTAATATACCTCTAGCCAAAATAAACTTCGATAACAAGACAGGATATGTGGAGGACGGGACTATTAATATAGCCGAGCTTCTTCAATATCTTTGGATAAATAATAAGGTCTATGGGTGTGAATATGCACCCATAGATATATCCTCTGTCTTGCAAACATTGATTAGATTGACCGAGAACGCTAAGTTCATATTTGACGACCAACCCGGCATACATGATATGATCCCATATAGAGGTTTTTTTCTTAGAGATGACTTTTCATCCGGGAAAGATTATTCACTTGATTTGGATAAAATAGTGAGCGGGATGGGTGGATGGTATGGAGAGGATGAAGACCCATGCTATTCGATGTTTGTTAGCCAAGATCAGATATGGAACTTAAATCCGATATTAAAGGTATTAGCTGATGAGGGATCTATTCTAGCCAAGGAACTTGGGTATGATATGAACTCATATGTCAGCGATAATGGATACACGATATACAACCCATATCTGTCATGGATCAATCATTACTATCATTATTGCCCGACATTTAATGAGGATAAATTAAAGCCTTGGGATAGGGTAGAGGATAGAAAGAATAAGTTCAAGATGACGGATAAGGTCAAGAGAGGTGCCAATAACTGGTACTATTCAGGCGGGACTATATCTTGCGTGGATAGCTTCTTAGGGAAGAAATACAGGAAGAATCTCCGGACTTTCATATATCGTGGAATAGTGTTCTTTCTGGATCGGATATGGCATACGTCTTTATTTGATAGGATGGGCGTGAAAATGAAGTACAACGCTTATTATTGCTATGCCGCTACCTCCGGGATATGGTATGATAAGGGATTCAAAAGAAGACTAGCCAAGAGGTTTAACAGGTCGTTGAGCGGCGGCGGGGAGCTGTTCGGGGCTAACCTAGCCTGCATGGTATGTGACCGTAAGGATATCGATTGGGAGGCGCTTCGTTTTTGGCTTGAAAAATACGATGATCCTACTGATAAGGGTATGGTGAATAGTCCTATCCAATTTATGTATTTATATTTATATTACACTTTTAACAAATAACTTGAAATGAAGAAGATAAATGACTAGGTTATAAAAACATTTGGGTTGAGAGGTTCATGGAGCTGGGCTAAGAAACAGATGTTAAATGGAGCGATCATTAAACGTAAGGCTACTACAGGGACATACAAAATAGCTATTGATAATGACAAGAATAGGTTACTTGTAGCCACATGGGGTCATCTAGATCAAAACCCTGTATGGGAAAGGTGTCCGCATAGTTTATTAGATGAAGATGCGGTTGATTATTTTGTTACAGCTCATAAGGAATTATCATATGGAGGTATAAAGATCAGAATGAAAGATGAATTTAACTATAATGATAAAATATCGAAAGCATGAAAAAGATTACCGATAAAGACGTAGAGGCTCTTAAAGCCGGAAAGAAGGTGACAAAAGGTTTTATCCATATGCAATTGGATGATAAGGGAAAATTGAACTTGTGGAGTGATATCAATATAACTGACAATTATAGAAGTCTTAAGATAGACGCTAACAAATTGTTTGATCATGGGATTCTTTCAGAGGAATATGATAAATTGAGAGTTATAAATATAGGACAACAGGGACGAAGGTAATGAAAGTGCATATTATTAATCATCGCTGCGGTGACGATGAAATAGAAGTTAAAAATGGCATACGAGTTTTTGATTGGGTTGGTAATGAGTTTATTATAAATCTAAATAATTTTGGGGAACTGGAAATAAATGGATTGAATGAAGGTTTATGCATTATACCTCAATACGGGAACCAAATTGTCATAAAGAAACAGATTTAAAGCAACGCATGACGCTATGGACTGGGAATTTAAGATTGAAAACATTGAATCATAATTTAATTTAATAGACATGGAGACTAAAATATGCAAGAAATGTGGTAAAGAATTACCAGTAGATAAATTCTATAAGAACAAATCACAAAAGGATGGGTTTGGATACTACTGTAAGGATTGTGTAAATGCCTACAAATCGTCCAAAAAAGCCAATGCAGATGGGGGGGGTAAATTAACGAAAGTGTTTGCCAACCCGGGTCTAGCCAAATTCAAACCTAGAGAACTTATCGAGGAACTAAAAGCTAGAGGTTACAAAGGTACGCTCACCTATGAGCAGGTAATAACATTATAATACAATTTAAAAGATGGCAAAGAAACAGTTAAAAATCCCGTTTAAGGACGGGAGACCATGTAAATGAGTTAAGGATGTTCATGATGAGGAACGCGATAATTATGAGTTTGATGAATGCCTTGAGATATACGGGTTCGTCCGTGGATGCTCCTCCGCCGTAATGATATTAAGACCGGCAAATGATCATGGGGAGGATTTTAATTATGCCAAAAGTGTCTATTACCAAGTATTCTTGACAGACAGTAAGGAAGTAATACAGAATATGATGCATGGAATCATATATGGTAAATGGACTTTTGTTAAGAGAGGAGAAAATTTTGGTATAAAATTGGTTAAGGTCTTACCTAAGATACATAAAATATCCCTTGATATGATCGCAAAGGATATTTTTAGACCATGAAAATAAATAAAAACAGGATTTATGAAAGCGGAGAAAAATATGACAGTACAAGATTTGATAGACGAATTGATGCTTGTCAAGGATAAGAGTAAGGGAATAAGGGTTGTTATAAATACGAATGATTATATAACATCCTACCCTGCCTCTTTATCTGATATGTCTATAAAAGAGAAGGGAGATATAGTCAATGATCATTTTGATGATACAATTGCTATAGAATTGCATAAATAAACGATAAACAATATGAATGTATTATCATTGTTTGATGGGATATCATGTGGATATCTAGCATTACAAAGAGCCGGTATACCTATTGGGACTTACTATGCCTCAGAGATAGACAAGACATGCATAAAGGTAAGTCAAAAACATTTTCCTAATATTATTCAATTAGGGGATGTTAATAACTGGAGAACATGGGATATCCCTTGGAAAGACATAGATCTGGTCATGGGAGGGTTCTGTTGCCAGAGCTTCTCTAGCTCAGGTAAGGGTAAGGGATTCATGGACGCTCGTGGAAGGCTTTTCTTTTGCTTCTCGGACATCGTAAAGCATTTAAGAAAGGAAACCAAAGGTAAGGTCCTGTTCTTGGGCGAGAACGTCCGGATGCGGGACGAGCACCGCTGGGTGATCACCGAGGAGCTTGGCGTGGAGCCGGTGGAGATCGATAGTGCCTTGGTCTCGGCACAGACCCGGCATCGCCTTTATTGGTGTAATTGGCCGGTAGAAATGCCGAAAGACAAGCATATATCATTGGATGATATTCTAGAGCATGACAAGGGTTGGAATCCGGGAGCCATAAGAGGGAGATATATAGGAACCATTGTCGGTAGAAGGATAGGAGAGGACGGGTATCGAAAGGATTGTGACATGGGCATAAAAATAACGCAATGTCTGGAGATAAGAAAAGATAAGAATACCACTCCCATCAAGAAAAGTAATTGCCTGACAACGGTTATGAAAGATAACGTAATCTCATCGTTACCTCCCGGAAGATATCCTAACGCCTTTGACATAAAAGACAAATTCAGATACCTGACCCCGGTGGAGATGTGTAGGCTACAGACATTGCCGGATGATTACCTTGACGGGATAGCCCCAAATACGGCCATGTCTTTAGCGGGCAATGGATGGACAGTGGATGTGATAGCCCATTTGCTAAGGAGCATCGAACGTAAGCAGATAAATGATATTGTAAAGGAATTTCGCAAGATTACTGATGAGCTTATGTTCGGGTCATTAGAAACGGATATAATGTGACATGTGAAGGTAAACACGAGCAAAATGAGACCATACGGAAGAATCAAGACAGTTAAGGGATCTTTATGGAAAAAGGATATACATCCACCGAAAGGGCACAAGAATTGGTGGGATGACATATGCGATCCTGTACCTAGAAGTACTATGAAGCTTAAATTTAAAACAGAGTTAAGAGATGATTATAAACAAGAAATGGTCAATGCCGAACAGCGAGACATTCAGCATAAAACCGATAAGGGAACTTATAGATAAATATCGAGAAGAGGGGATGGTTATAGTGGATCCATTCGCCAGAAACAGCGATATAGGGACAATCACCAACGATCTTGACCCTGATACTAAAGCTATGTATCATAAAGACGCCACAGACTTCCTGCGTGGTCTTAAGGATAATATGGCTGATATGGTATTATATGATCCACCATATTCTCCGAGGCAGGTATCTGAGTCGTATAAAAGACTTGGAGGATCTGTTAATATGCAAACAACGCAATCTAGTTATTGGGCTAGGCAGAAGAATGAGATAGCTAGGATCACCAAGAAAGGCGGGGTGGTCATTACCTGCGCATGGAACTCCGGCGGTATAGGGGCCGGTCTTGGTTTCGAGCAGCAGGAGATTCTTCTCGTGGCTCATGGGGGATGGCATAATGATACGATCGTTACTGTAGAGAAAAAGATCAAGGGTTAGATGAAAGAAAGGATATTCACCACAAAAGAACAGGGGAGGGTGCTGGTCGAGGCCGGCCTCCCTATCTCCACCGCCATCGGTTTCAGAGACAAGTATCTGGATCAATTACATTCTATGGAGGATGACGCTGGTCGTATAGGACTGATCGAGGCCGTTACCCCGGATATATCCAACCCTGTTTGGGATGTAGGGACGTTACTGAATTTACTCCCATATGAGATAGAGGGTTGTACATTCGAATGTTATAAGCTAGAACATGCATGGTCTGTAACGTATAGAGATATAGATGAGATCCCTATATATTGGAGTAGCGAGAAACTTCTTGTAGACACATTGTTTTCGATGATGATGGAATTACTTAAACATAAGATTATATGAGCATAAAGCAAATAACAAAATTAAGGTACAAAACGAAAGATAAGCCTCCTATGGAAGGTGTTCCTCTTTTAGGATACAACAAAAGATATGACTGTCCGTGGATAGTAGTGTACAGAAGCAAAGACAAGTACTACACTTGTATGAAGTACGACACCGAATTTGAAACATATCCACCGGAAGAATATGAATATTTATATCCATGAAAATATGAAACAAGTAACAAGAATAAGATACAAAACAGAGGATAATCCGCCTATGGCTAATGTCCCTCTTATAGGATACAGCAAAAAATATGACTGTTGGGTAGCGTTAGTATACAGAAAAGGGGATAACTATTACACCAATATGGAGTGCGATGTTGAATATAAGACATCTCCTCCAGATGAGTACGAATACGTATATCCGTGAGGACTAGAAGGGATATATTTATATTTAAGCATGATTAATATTATTTTTATATTATTCATGCTTTTATTTTTGTTTAAATCTTACTTTTGTATCAACATTAAAAAACAGATTGTTATGGATGGAGACAAACAAAAAGTCAATGAACTTACGATGAGGACGCTGGGTTCTCATTATGGCGGATATGCCTATGTAAAGGTAAAAAATCGTCAAGCTGATGTAAAGATAGATTGGAAGTTGTTGAGAGCTATAGAAGAAGGAGAGGTGGAGATAGACAACGAGAAATACCATCTATCCGGGATAGAGTATGTAGCTAAAAGATATCAGGACATGTTTTACGCTGGTCGTGATATTTATTATTTCAAGGGCATAGGAGGGCATGGGATGACCGATCTTCTTAGAAACGCTATAGATGATTTACTAGACACCATAAGTAGTAGAGAGGCTTATCGTAGTGCAGAGCATAAAATGTACGCCCAAATGAATCAACTTACTGAAGCGGGAGCCATGATCAGCTTGGCTATAGAATTACTAACATCTAATATCCGTCATAGTTATGGAGAAATTAATTTTGAACAATATCCAAGACCTGTGGAGGTGGAGGGAGAAGATAAACATTGATGACTTCAAAGAGGATCCTATGGCTGAGGATATGCCATTATATTTCCCGTGCGCCGTCGTATGGCATGTGAATTGGGGTGAGCATGACGCTGATAATTATATATGTTATGGATTTGTTTATGTAGCAGAAATATTAGGGATATGAACATTAAAAAACAGATAATTCTTGACGATAAAGACTATGAGCGATTAGTGCACGATGCTAATCTCAGTAATGATGAGATAAAAAGCAAAATCGCCAGCGCTCTAACCACCGATATAGTGGTTAGTTTCGATTTCGATGTAAATAAAAAGGTTACGGGGAATATGAGGATCGAAAGCGCCACCCATAATCTAGGATATAATGAATATGATAATATCGTAAGGGCTAGAGACGAGAATATTCACCATGCTGTCTATACAGCTATATATGATTATCTTAATAAAATAAAGAGAGATAATAATGAGTTAAGCGCAAAAGATTGGATATTATTCACATCTATAATCTTATCTATTTTCGCAATGGGATTTGCAGGTGGATGGTTGGTATTTAATTGATTAAATCATGGGTAATTTAAAAGACATACAAGATATAACCGGTCTTACGTCAGAAGCTATATTCAATATACGTAAACCTGTTGATTATATGTGCAGTGATATAGACAGTCATATAAAAGATATCAGGACACAATGTGATTATATTATGGATGGGGACGAGGAGGATGTTAAATATTATTCAAAATCAATCAAATCAGACGTAGATTCTTATTTCGAGGATATACGGTCAAAGGTCGAGAATCTCCGTGATTGGGGAGAGCAGTGGAAAGCATTGGCTAAAGACTTGTTTAATGAGTTGCTGGAAATAGATAGCGATAATACTATAGACAGCTATCTGTCTTATAAGGCATTGGATAAGATTAAGGAACATTTAAAATAAAACTATAAACATGAATAAAAGAAAAACCAAAAAAAGACTCCATTTAAATAATAAAGAATTTCAAATCTTATTTCGTTCAGGCAAGAAATACTTTAGATATGCGATAAATAATCTATGTCTTGCTTTTGGATGTTCTTCATTAGAATATTGGATATACTTCTTTGAAGGTAAAAGAGTTGATGGGAGTATATATTATAAAAGCATTTCACGACTAGTTCTTAGATAATGATAAATTAACAAAATAAATAGACATGAGCAAATTACTATTTTTTGATTTAGAGACAACCGGGGTTAAGTTCTGGAGAAACGGGATACACCAAATAGGAGGGATCGTGGATATCGACGGGCAGGAGACTGAGAGGTTCGACATCCGCCTAGCCCCGAACCCTGCCGCCACGATAGAGCAAGAGGCGCTGGATGTGGCTGGTGTTACCTTGGAGCAAGTGCAGTCGTATCAGCCTATGGAAGAAGGGTACAGGCAGTTAGTTGGTATATTATCCAAATACGTGAATAAGTTCGATAAGAGGGATAAAATGTATTTGGTGGGGTATAACAACGCCGGATTCGACAACAACTTCCTACGGGCTTTATTTACCCAATGTGGGGATAAGTATTTCGGATCATGGTTCTATCCTAACTGTATGGATGTATATGTTATGGTGACACCGTTCCTGATGGGCGTAAGAAACGATATGGAGAACTTTAAGTTGATGACCGTAGCCAGAACTATGGGTATTGAGATCGACGAGAATAAGCTTCATGACGCTACTTACGATATTGAGCTGACTAGGGATATTTTCTATCGTATAATCGGTAAAATGGATGTTAAGTTATGAGAAGTATCTTAGAGGCGATGCATGATTATCCGGATGAGGCTCTTGGGCTATTTTTCTTTTTGATAGTGGTCTTCTGGTTATTGTCAGGTATATTCGAGAAAAAAGATGAATGATAAACTCGATAAGATACTGGATCTCCTAAGATCTCAAAATGAAATGATCAAGGATATTCACGACTATGTGAAAGAAGTTACCAGCGAGAAGTATATAGGAGAATCTAGAATGACAAGCTTCTCTATTAACTTGGCCGCTGATATACTTACCGAAGCCATTAGCCCACAAGGATGGAAAACTGAGTGAAATATGGGGACTTATGAGAGAAAAGTAAATCAATTAAAGGATTTGATGAGAAGGAAATACAAATCAGCTTACAATAAATCCAAGGAAATGGACATAGATATAAGCTCAATGACATATCTTCCATGCCCAGACGCATTTAACGTCATAAATATTGGAAAAATGCATGTTATTCTTGATCGGGTCAATAAGATCATAGATGAGAATAAGGATAAGCTCAAGAACCCAACTTGCGCCACTTGTGTACATCTACATGATCGGGAATGGGCGAAAAGATACGGGAAAGTATGCTGCTCCATTTGGCAAGTGTGCGACCATTATATAAACCCTAACAGGAAATATGATAGGGAGCAAAAGACTTATACGAGACGCCCAAGCAATAAGGCTTGTCATAATTATGAATATGGTGATGATAATTTTGAAAACAGAAAAAGATGCTTAAAGAAAAAGAATACCCGATAAACAGCTATGGCCCAGTACGCACCAACAAAGACCGGACGTGCGTCTGCTGTGGCGATACGGTTCCCGCTGGTAGCAGCAGGATGATGCCGAGGAACGCCAAGTCCAGTTATTGTCTATGCATATCTTGCTTCAAAAAATGGAAATCTGTTGGTGGAGATCTTAAACTGATGGACAATCTCAGCAATGTGAAGAAAGAGCATATCATATATATGTCTAAGATCATGAAAGGTAATTGTGACATTGTTAAAGGTCATAAGCTTTATATAGCCCTAAAGAAGGCGATAAACGAGAAGAAGGTAGCCGTTATCAGATTCGATACCGACCAACCGATATGTATATCGACAAGAATCATGAATCCTTCATTCGGGGTGATCATGGACGAGTACGGTAAGGATATATTCCAAGGTAACCTTAAGCTAATTAATGTCCCTAAAGGTGTCAAGGATCTAATAGTTAACTATATAGAAAAATATCGTAAATTATGAACTTCAAGACATTTATATTCATGATCCTTACATTCAGGAGAGTAGATCCTATACCTAAGAACATAGGTCTTATGTTGAGTATAACATTCTGGATATCTATAGTATGGATAATATTCAACTTTGCTATATTGATAATGAGATTAATAAAATAGACAAGATGAAACAAGGAGACGTGATATACAAGAATGGCATGGAGCTGCTTGTAGTATTAAGCTACGACCATGAGGAGCCATGTAGGGGATGCTTCTTCTACAAGGACAAGAAGTGTGGATCAGAAAGACTAATAAAATGTTGGAATTGTAACAAGGAGTATATATTCACGGTTATACGGGAAAATGATACGACTGAGCTAGACAAAATGATCAAAAGGCATAAAGAAGCATACGAGAAGATGCTCAATATAACCAAAAGGATTGAGAGAGAATGTCAAAAATATGTTATCTGGGATACTGTGCATGTGATGTTGAAAGATGATGGAGAGTTTATTATAAAAGCCTTATCCAAGGATAAGACCGTGCTTTTAAATGATTTCATTATATATGTCAACAATAATGGGAGTATAGACGAAGAGGACTATGATCTATTATTAACTAAATAATTGATAGCACAAATGGACAAAATAGAGAATCTAGCAAACAAGTATGTTGAAAGGCATATAAGAGATAGACATCTAAGCGATGATACGATAAAAGAAATAAAAATAGCTTATATTATGATTATAAAAGATTTTATAGCTATTGTCGATAAATCTACATCAATGAATGAAGATGATATAATATACGTCGTTAACAACATATCATCAATATTATATGAACCTGTAGAAATCTCTAATACCGATAAAAAAATATTGGAGATAGGGATAGCGCTAGGCCTAAAGGGCGCCATATCATGTATATTTGGTTCATTATTAAAAGATGACTGCAATATAAAAGATGAGATAATTGATATATCTAAACATATAAAAGAAAAATTAATATCAAATAAGATGGAATGAATCACGCTAGTCTTTTCTCAGGTATAGGAGGCTTTGATTTAGCCGCTAGAGAGGTAGGATGGAACAATGTCTTTCAATGCGAGATAGATCCATTCTGTCAAAGTGTATTAAAATATTATTTTCCAAAAACAGTATTATATGAAGATATTAAAAGAACTGATTTCACTTCATGGAAAGGGAAAATCGACGTGCTCACCGGAGGTTTCCCTTGTCAACCATTTAGCGTCGCTGGACAACGAAAGGGAGCGGATGATGACCGTTATCTCTGGCCGGAAATGCTTAGAGTCATACGAGAGACAAGACCGCTCTGGGTTATTGGCGAGAATGTTGCTGGAATCACCAATATGGTTCAACCCGGTAGTGAAACTGACGTGGAAACGAAAAGTGATCAAGATGAAGAAAATTACAAGGAAACGATACTTGAGCAAGAATATATCATCAATACCATCTGCGACGATCTTGAACGTGAAGGATATTCCGTCCAACCGATCATTGTTCCAGCTTGCGGTGTCGGAGCGCCACATAAACGGTATAGGATATGGTTCATTGCTTCCGACTGTTCAGACGCAAGGGTTGAAGGTTTGCGACAAGGACGGGAAGACAAGATTCATGGATTTGAGTTCACTTCCCAAACAAGGGATAAAATACGGAGACTTATTACCGACACCAGTGGCCTCAGATCACACAGGTTCTTGTACGATAAGGAAGATGACAAAAAGCAACGGAGCACCGAGAACAGACTCTTTAAGAAATATGCCTGCCGTGATTGGGATGGACGGGGATCGACTCAATGGAAGAGTTTTCCAACTCAGTCCCCTATTTGTAGAGGAAATGATGGGCTACCCTTTAATGTGGACAACCTTACCATTCCTTACGGGAAATGGAGAAAAGAATCAATAAAGGCTTATGGTAATGCCATAGTGCCGTTGATAGCGGTGAAAATATTCGAGATGATAAATAAAATAGAAGGATATGAACAACAAACAACTTTATAAAATAACATTGACAAGGGAACAACTGATGCTGATATCCCGGTGCGTGGAGGACATAAGCAGATACGCAGCCGGAGACATGGATCTTCAGCATACCACGGAAACTTTGATAGATGATATGGACAGGACGGAGTCGCTGGGGATAAGAAGCTTTATAGCAAATAACTCGATGGCTATAAGAAGAAGGCTGTTCCCGGATCTCGAAGACTATGAACATATAGGGTATGATGGAGGTAGTAAAGATATGATCAATAGAAAGAGACTTATCGGAAACACCTACCAGATATATAGATCAATACTGCATCAATTGGCTATTGACGAGAACTGGAATAACGTGTATAGCGACATGACGTTACCTTCAGGCGATATGGGGATGATTAAGGTGGAGAGGATTGACGATGATAAGGATAACGACATTTAACGATACTAAAATATGAGCTTATTTGTATGCGCTAAATGCGGTTGCGTTGATAATACCGCTACGTCTAGTTATTGGATGTTGACAAACGAGTATATGGTGGATAAATTCGACTATGCCAAGGAACTACAGCCGTACAAGGGCATGGGGCTGTGCAGCGAATGCGGGAGGCTGGCTACCAGCCCCGACGGCCGTGATGTCGTGGTGCCCGGGAAATGGCATGGGAAGTTCCCTAAGAAGAAAGCTACCGAAGAGGAATTAAAACGTGTAGGATATAAAAATTTGATAAGATGAAGACAAAGAGGAATAAGATAGAAAAAGGAGATACCATGATATATGAAGAGAAGAGATTCATGGCTGTCTCAGAGATAGAGAAAGAATGTTGTACAGGATGTTGTTTTTATGACAATGGAAATTGCCAGTTAGAAAACCCAAATTGCTTTAACAGTGGTATTATATGGGTGCAAAAAGAGGATTATATGAGCGAGATCAGTGAAAAGGCCATTAAATTGGCTATAGAGGCCATGAGACCTATCCCCGTGTATTCGTCACCATGCTACAGCGTAATTGATAACAGATCGCCTGAGGAAAAGCATGAGGAAGACATGAGGTTTTGTAAGGAGTTTAATAACCTTAGATGTGAGATGCTTATTGATATGGCTAAGAAAATAGAAGAGTATTTATTACAAGATATATAACAACCTTAAAAAATCATTATATGGACATTGAACTTTGCAAGAAAGAATTTTTCTTATTAGATGAAGAACTGGAAAGTTTTAAAGATTTTTTGAATGATCCTACAAAAAAACATCTATCATTCTATTGATGGAGTAAAAATTGTCAAATCAGAAAATGGGGAACTTTGTGGAGTAGGTAGAATACCTCATCGTCTAAAAATCGTAAAATAAAAAAAATGACGTTATTATGGCTACTAAAAAACAGATATTAGAATCAGATGAATTACTTCAGCAAAAAAGAAAGGCTTATCATCTTTCAGATGAAGGATTCGAGGAATATAAAAAGTTCTTGTCAGATCCCGATCAAAAGAAATTTTGTTTCAAGGGATATTATTATGTAGAGGTAAAGGAGCAGGATGATAAAGAGCTATTAGGAGCAATGGGACGAGTAGTATATAAATAAGCTAAGGTAATTATATATCATTTAAATTTTGAATCATGAAAAAGTGTAAATTGTTAATAACAGATTTAGACGGGACACTGATTGAAACATTGTCAGGAGATACATTCCCTAAAGGTATATGGGATATGAAACTCAAACTCTACGTATTTGAGGCTATCAAAAATTACGCTCCTGATGATATACTAATCATATCAAATCAGGGAGGTATAGAAAAAGGCTTCGTAGACAAAGAGATGTTTGAATATAAATTCGATTATATATCAAGCGCATTGGAGGATTATACCAATATATCCGTATACAACTTTTATTGCGACAACAATGATAAAGATAACATCAATAGGAAACCAAATACGGGGATGATAGACCAGTATATGGATTATATCAAATTCATAAATGATAATGTAGATGAGGAAAATAAGATCATATACGATACTATCATGATGATCGGGGACGCTTCCGGAAAAGAAGGGCAGTTCTCCGACTCCGATAAGAAGACGGCGGAAAACTTCGGGTGTGAGTATATGGATGTGGATGATTTTGTGTATAAATATAATAACCGATAACGAAAATAAGAAGGATAGGATGATAATCGCCTATCCTTCTCTTATTATGTAAATCCATTTTTGGATTACATTAATTATCAATGGTATAACTATTTATTTATACTCATCTTTCTTTCCTTGTTATCAAACATTCCACGCAAAATGCAGTTATCGTATATACAATTGTTGATCTTCCCTCAGTAGGGTTTTTACCATTTTGGGTAAAAACTTTATAATCAATATCTTTAGTGAACCTATTATCGCCAGTAAGCGCTCTAATAGCCTTGCCTTTATCAGAATAATCGCAGTGAGGGGCATCATATCGTGAACCGACCATATTTCTCAAAAACGCTCCTTTTTTTTCTTGACAATTCTTCCAGTTTAACAAATCCCTTTAATGTTATCATAACAGTCACGGCCTTAGCCTCCCAATATTCATCACCAGGATCAGATCCATATGTAACTAATCCAGAATTACGAGCGGACTGATATGCCTCTATCCTACCTCTCTCATTCCTAAAAACATATTTTAATTCCTGTAATAACGGATACATGTTCTTAATCCCGATATAATAGCCAAATTGCTCAAAATATTTTGATGATTCACGGATAAGGACACCTTCTCTTGGAATAGACCTTTTAAACATATCAATTACCGGTTCATTCTCCTTTATCGTATCTATAGCCGTATTTAATTCGGCTTGGACAATCTTCTTTTCCTCCTCGACCTTGTTCTTGGCTTCTAGTGCCAACATAGCTTCCTTCTCGGCCTTCACCTTGGCCTCATACTCATCAGCCCATGCCCTTGCGGCTTCCGCTGGATTGGAAAAGTCGGGAATACGCAAATGACTTACTTGATCATTATTCGACTTTTCCAACTTCTTTAATTCTTTTTCTTTCTCGATAAAATACCTTCTAGCTTTCTTCCCTTTATCATTATTCTCTACCATACATAGCTCTTTGGCCATATCCATCAATAGCAGGTAATCAGTCTTTGCAACTACCTGAGTATCAGACTCACCAAAATGGGGGAGTCTGTCATTCAGTAAGTTACCTAAATAATCATATTTTATCAATACAAAGTCCTGATTTTCAATAAAACCGTATTTTGATATACGATCTTTTATCCATGATGTAAAATCTCTTCTTATTTGAAGAAACGCATGAAGAAGCCTGGCGTCTACAACCTTATGATTATTATTATCTACTACCGGTATTAATGTATTTAAATCCATTTCGTTGGATTCGGACGTCAAAATTCCATTACTATTGTTCGTGGAATCATGAAAAAGATCTACATTTGTATTCATAAAATAATTACCTATTCCCATCCGTCCGGGATGGATAGATGGGAATACAAAAATAGCCAATCAAATTGTCTTAAACAATTGACCGGCTATTTTTTTTGTCATACCATATCAGTTATCTTCCCCTGTCAAAATACCAATTAGCGTCCTCTCCGGACTCGTCCTTATCCCTGCCTCCTAAGAAGAATCCCATCGTCATGCCGTTGGTCATCAACCAGTAGTCGGATGTCTGCTTAATATCCCTAGCCGTCTTGATATTATACCATTGCTTACCAAACGAGAACTTCATGAGCTGCCTCCATAGTTTGCTCTCGCCCTTATATACGCCGGTCTGGACGGTAGCGAACGGATCCCAGTTTCGAGGATCGGTGAGGTCGCCTAACTTCCGGGCGGTGACCAACGGATCCTGTAGCATGTCTATGGCGTTAAGCTCCATGAACGGGGATGTCTGGGAGGCGATCTCATTGATCGTCCTGAACCCGATGTAGGTAATGAACTGCCCGAACCAGCTATCCTCATTATCCTCCCTATATCCCATCAAAGCCCGTCCTATGGCCATCATCGTAGCGAATACCGCCATGTTGATAATCGATCTCTTGATATTGATCTGCTCGTAGGGGGTAAGCTTATCATACTCTTCCTTAAGCACGTCATATGCCTCTCCCATCCTGCCCTCGGACATCGGTCCATAGACATTACCGGCCAGTCTCCATAACGTTCTCATATATCCTTCCTCAAACTGGTTGGTTTGGAAATTGAAACCGGCTTTCTTATACGCCCGCTGTACGGCCAATATAAACCATCCACGGTGAGGCAGCACCATATTAAGGATAGCGTTCCGGCTAGCCCCCACCCGGTTCTGCTCGTTCAAGGCGCCGTCGCAGATCTGCACCATGCTCCTGACCCTACTGGACAAGGTGGGTATATATCGGTCTATAATATCCTTGTTAGCCTCATTCTTAGCCACAATCTTTCCGTCCTTGACATCTACCATGTTCCACATAGAATAATCCCTTAAACGCTCCCAATCGCGTTTAGCCTCGTTAGCGGACATATTTCTGTCTTTCATCATCATCTCCTTGAAATTGGAGTATGACCAAAACTGACCCTCGTATAGGCGGGTATCATCCATGACCGAGATAATGACCTGCGGATCCAACGGGGAGTTAAGAACCTCCATCATCTTAAACGGCAGGTCCCGGAATAAGGTTCTCCAGATTTTGTTATACGCTGCCGATCGTACACGGTTACGGACATTGAACACGCCTAGAGCCTCTCCAACGACATATAGCTTGTTGGTGCGGTTTATATCCCCGATCTCCGACACGTACGTACTTAACTGCTTCTGGGCTTCCCCATAGGCGTACTTCATGGAGTCCTTGCTTATATACTGCCCTACCATACCTTCCAAAAGGAAGTTGGCCTGCCCGGTAAGGGCGCCGGTAGCCGCGACGAATGGGGAGAAGCCTAGGTTGGATTTGGATACGAATTTGGTAAACATAAGAGCCAGCTTATTAAGATCGACCTTATAATTACCTATATTCCATTCCGCCCGCTTATTATTTATCCTGACATCGTAGATGCTGGCGTTAACCCAGTCCTGAAACATCCTATAGGCGTGAGTGGCCTCCGGGTTCTTACCGCCGTCGTATTGCGTCTCCAGCATCATGTTCCTGTATCCCATGACATCATCCAAGGCCGCCCTCTTATACTTGTAAGCGGTAGCCTGCAAGGATAACATGGAATAGGAGTAGGCGAAGTCATGGGACACGTCGTTGGCGTTCTCCAGCTTACTAAGATAGTATTTGGGGATCATACGATATTTGTTATCGTTCTCGTCAATCCCTCCTAGGTCTTGCCCCTGACCATGTATAGGGTCATCCACCCTCTCGCCAACGATATCACGTACGGCGTTGCCGATGGCCGCCTTCGGGTCAACCCCGGCCTGCACCATCCTCTCCACGCCGCCCTTGGATATCTGTGGTATTTGGTAGATGTTCCGGAATCGCTCATCATAATCCTCCATAGCCTTACGGCTTATGTTAAGCAGCTCCTTCCTCATCTCCCACTTATCCTTATTGATCGTAGCTTCCTCCCCTTCGTTGGTAATACCGTATTTCTTGAAAAAAGCCTCGTTCTTGTACTTATCGAACCTAGGCATATGATACCCATAACCCAGATCGGGATTATAATTAGGATTACGGAAAGAACTCTCGGCATCGGCCTCATCAAGCCACTGGTTGTTGATCGTCAGATCAATCATATTAATATCGAACCCGAAACGGGATACGCTCTCTTTCTCGGATATACCATTTTCTATGGCATCAAAGAACTCGGATACCTTATATATACCGTTATTTATCTTTCTGATGAAATCAGAATACCCTTTGGGAGAATATTTCCTCATATAAGGATACAACCGGGTTCTGGCGTACTCGACAAGGATCTTATCAGTCTTACCCATCGCTATGTCGTTAGCTAGCTTATTATTGAAGTCAGGACCGTATTTCCTTCTCAAAAACGATACCTCCACGGTCGTCCATGACGGGTTTTTCCGAGATAACTTGGCGGCCATCCTATCCACCTGACTCCGGGAGCGGGCAGACATATGTTCCTTGGCGAATTTAATCTCATCCATACCCTTGTCGTATGCCATGGCATCCCTTAAAGCGTTACGGTAAGAATCCGTGACTCCACTCTCCACCGTATCAGGCATATCCATCTCAATAGCCTCAGCGGAAGCGGCGGCGTTAATAACGCTCTTAGCCTCAGCCAGACGATCATATAACTCGTTTATCTTTCTTAATGAGGCGGATCCACGTAACCTATCGAAATCATATTCCCCGTATCTCGTGCTATCCCGGTACTGGATAAGCAAGGGCCTTAGCTGGTCATTGATCTCGTTTATTGTCGCCATCGCCTCCTCTGCCTTCTCTATCCTTGATGATGATACAGATTGCTCCGTGATCTTATCAACCAGATTCTCGTAATAATCACCCTCCTCGGATCCCCACATATCCTTGGAGAAGCCAAGATGACCGCCAGCTAGCAGGAACTCAAACGCAGCCTTGCCGCCCTCGGACCGCTCTATCCCACGAAGTATCTCCTTGAACTCGGCGGAAGCCTTACGGCCCTCGTTGGTATTCCCGAACTCCTCGGCCCACGCCTCGTCCCATGCCTTGATCTCCTCGGACATCATCAGAGCCTCGGATCCCTCTTCCTTTGGTGTCCCATCGGAATACCACTCGCTCTTGGCTATAGCCCTATCACGTAAAATATCCAGATAAGATCTCCAAGCTATAGGATCGGATTGAAACGCCTTCCAATCGACCTTCCCGTTCCTCACGAACTTATCCATAGCCACATACCGGCTCCTGCGGATACGGGTCATGAAATCGGACGTAGCTTGCGATACCCTACGACCCAGTCTTTCCTCGACCTTCTTATTGACTTTCTCGATCTTATCGTAATAAGCCTGCACCATAGGTTTCTCCCGGTTCTCATCCAACCACTTATTTATCGTATCCAGATACCGTTGCTGATCCTCGAACGTCATGTCCGAGATATCGAAATTCTGGATGGTAGGCTTGAATATATGATATACCTCCTTAGTGATAGGCTTATCCCCGTCATATCCTACTATGTCGTCACGGGTCTTCACCTTAAGGCCTCTATCGGATAGAAGAAGGTCGATAAGTTGTTTCTCGGTCTTACCCGTAACATTCTTAAGATCATATATATCGATAATAGCCTTAGCCTGCTCGGTCCTGTATAGCAAATCGTATTTAGCGAAATCACGGGACGAGTCAAGGTAATCCGAGTTCTTCCCATTTATCTTCTGTATAAGATCCTCATTATCCTTTATCCCCCATCCACGCTCTTTCATCATCCTAGTCATCTTATTGATATTGGATATACCCTCGGTATGGGCTTCATTATGGGCCTTGGCTAGACGTTGGCCTAACATACCTAAAATAGCGTTACCACTATGCTCCAGCGTACCAAAGAACCGGGACATGACATTGATATCCTTATGGATGTTATTTATCAACTTCTTTATCCCATTCCAATATCTTTCCTGGATATTAAACATCCTGAGCTGTCCATCCAGCCAGTCCTCATTACGATCACTTCGAAGAGCATTTATATCAGACATGGATGTCTCAGCCATACGTAATATATCATCCATATCCTCTACCATACCAACCTTATTGCTGCCATAATAATCAGCCGCCTGATTATTGACGAATCCACGAAGGTTCCTGATCAGAGGAACTATCTCCCCATATACGTTATCGATAACCTGTATCGTCTCATAATCCAATCCTTTTCCGCTCTTACGTAGGCTACTGGCGACAGTGACCAAATACTCCACCTCAGCCTTGGCGGTCGCTATGACGCTCTTGGTGGATAATAGATTGTTATTCTTATTTAGCTCACCACCGACTTGTCTTACCTTCTCGCCTATATCACGTAGAAGGGAGATACTCTCACCGATCCTCTGGCTTTGGCTTGACCTCATCCTCTGCAATCTGGTATATAGTCTTTCCAATGACCTACCGTTCTTGATCAGCTTATTAGCCACATCAACATCCGATAATGAGTACATAAGATGGTCGCTATCCTTTAACAGAAGCACGTCAAATGCGCTTGGATCATCAGCTAACGCCGACTCCTTTATCCTATCAAGAACCTTATTCAAGTCTGATCTTTGGGTAGAGAAGAAATTCCTTATAGCCCGGATTATCCTGCCAAACAAGGAGAGCTGGGCGTCCTCGGACGAGGCCAGATCCTCCACCGCCTGTTCCATGCCCGGTACGAACCGCTGGGCCAACGTCTTACCTAGGATCTCCCGCTTCACCATCCGATCCAGTTCCTCCCCTTGGTATTCCTTCCCATACACCTCATAGTAACGACCGGCGAATTGATTCCATAATGGCGTGTCGACAACAGAGTCCAGAACCTCGTCAATCTCCTGCTGATTACGATAAGTATCGATCAAGAAGTGAGCCACCTCCTCATTAAGATCCTCTACCGTAGCTCCCTCAGCCAGGGCAATAACCCCATTAGCCATATCGGATAAGGCCCTAGCCGAAGGCTCGACACCATTACGCATCTTATACTTATCCATATATTCGGACATACCCATCACACGGATACCTAACGTGGATAAGATGTTGGTGATATCAGTCCTGTTCTGAAGATCCTCCGCCTTCTCATTCTCAATAACCCCACGGACATTACTTCCGTACAAGGCGTTATCCTCCATCATCAACGACAAGGCTAGCTCCATGAACCCATCATACTTATTATTAAGCTCCTCAAACTTACCTTGCCTTAACATGCCCTTTATCTCCGATCTGCTTACCGTAACCTTCTCCCCTGATGTCGTGATAAGATCAAGATCGTTATTTACCTCCGTATCAAAACCGATGGAGCCTAATACGTTCATCTCAGAAGACATACTACCAAACCTGTTCCTTAGTCTAGACAAGGCGTCCATAGCGTTATAGATCTTAAGACCATCAGAGTTGCCGGCTCCGGTAAGATAATACCTATCCCCTAACCTTATACGCTCCCCGCTCAACAGACCTTTCTTGATAAGGTAATTGACAAACCCTCCACGAGTGCTTATATTAGAGCCTGAGCTGATACCAAGGACCGGTATGAATGACTCACTGTTGTTAAGGGTTATGGAGGACGAGCCAAAGGAGATATCAGCCGTACCGGACGGGACGTCACTCTCCTCGACACTGCCGGCCAAGAACCCGGCCTCGATCCGCCCGCCGGACGAGCCTTTTATGACGTTGGCGTAAGAGTCGTGTATCTTGCCGTCATCCGATCTAAAGAACAACCTGGGCTCCCCGCTATCATAAGCAAGGAGATTGTTTATCTGGTTCATGGGCTTACTAAGCTCCTTATCCACCTCCGATAACCTATCCCTTGACCTAGTGAGAAGCGTACGCATATCCGTATCATTCATTTTAATATCGAGACCCATGGAACGAAGGGCATCACGAACAAACGATATGATCTTATCCCATAAACTGGAGTTTGGATTGGATTCGGCAAGGGTAGCCATAAACTCCTCGGCGGCTATGACCTGATCGCCGTATCGGTCTAAATAAGACCGCTGGTCAGCCTCGTCCATCGAATCGAATATCTTCCTCATCGTATCATCAAAACGATTACCAAGAAGATCTCTAAGCCCTTTATGCGCAACTACCTCATGCAAGATAGTTCTCTCCAAATCCTGCTCATCCTCTATATTGTCAGCTACGATAGTGATGGTATCGGTATCCGTGTCATACCATCCCTTGCTCTTGGACATCATATCGGCGTAATCATGATCACTTACCTCACTTCTTATATCGTCAATCGAAACGATATTCACCGTAGTACCTAATTTAGCGAGACCAGATACTTTCTCCGACATACCGGCCTTTACCTCGCTTACGTCCCTGAATCTCAAATCCCCAGGTCTCTTCCTTGTCACGACGACGGCCGTCATGCCAGACGCCATTCCGCTGTTGCCGGGATTCGCAGTCTCCACCTCGAACATACCCCCAAGCTCACGCTCGACATATTCTTTAAGCGACGACCTCGTGAACCCTTTTTGATAGGCCCTGATATTCCCCTTTGAATCAGTGACAAGTATCTCCGACGGATCGTCAAGCTCTATTTTCTGCTTTTGTGCGGACACGCCCTTAGCGTCACGGACATTTATGAACAACTTGCCTCCGACCTTCAATTTGTCAGCCATTGATTTAAGTACGTCGGATCTCCAATCATCAGGGATCACGTTCAAGACAGCGTTGCTGATTATGTAATCATATTTCTTGTCTATATCCTCGTACCTTGAATACGTGGGAGGAATCCTTTTTGACGACGGATATGGCTCAACGTCATCGACATCCATCCCCATATCACGCAACGCCTGCGTGCCAACGCCAAGACCGGATGAGGCGTCAAGCACGGATTTGCCCTCCAGACCTTCATTGGATATAAAATCACCGATCTTCTTATACGTGTTCACGGTAGACGTGATCTGCGTGGAATGCTGACCGGTGGAAGTGGTTTGGCCGCTAAGCCACGTGGGGTATTCCTCGAACAGCTGTGACGACGTTCTAAACCTAAGAGATGACCTTAATCCCTCTCTTTTGGCATTAGACACCCAATCCCCGAACTTAGACCTAAACTTATCATTATATGCGGTCATATAAGCCTCAGCCGCCTTATCAAGATCACTTACGGCGGCTATACCCGCTATCTTATCGAACAAGGTGGATACCTCGCCGGAAGGGGTCAAGACACGGGTTATCTTACCTTCCTTATTCCTTTTAATTACGCAACTCGACATAACTTCATGTTTTTGACAAAGATAAACAAAAAGCCCCCACAAATAAGCGGAGGCTGATATTCTTATATTCCTTATAGAATTTATGACTTAATCCGTATTCTTGCTATTGATGAACTCACTAACGCAATCACCAGCGAATCCGGCTATATACGCTGCGTGTTCATCCTCTCCAACCTTAAATCCAAGAGACATGTTGCAAAATTGGCATACGCTCATTGCTATATGGAATGACTCGTGACATATATTTCTCATTATTAAATCATCGTCGCTCGAAAAATTCCAAAGTATGGCAAATTTATCATCATCGTCCCTATCCCTTACCAAATTCACGAAAGACGCCTCCTTATCCATATCATCTTCATCTCCCCATTTCCCCTCGTGTTCAGGTTCCATATTCTCGAAACGATCACACAACGTCTTATAATCTAATCCAACCGTGATAATCAAATCCAACGGATATATCACGAAATCAAATTTCTTTTCTCTCATAATCCCTTTAATTTTTCTATAACCTCAAAACACATCTTACACTCAATCCTACGATACAACTGCCTTACGCCATCTATCGTAGTCCAATAACGACCACCCTCTCGGTGCAGGAACTCACTCATTACCTTAGTGTCAGCCACATCATGTAGATCGTATGAGTCAAAACATAACTTACATATATCGTCAAGATCAAAATAAGTAACCTTATTATACGACATACAACGGATTTGTCTCCCATCAGGAACCTGAACATCGAAAACATTTATCTTCTCCATATTAAAAAACAGAGGGATGCCGATCCCATCACAGACCGGTATCCCTTATAATAAATTAGCGACGAAAAGCATGGTGATGGACATGCGCCACAAATGTAATTACAAGATTCGTAAAAACAAAATATCAAGGGCAATCACCTATGCATTCGCACGGAGCATCGCTTTTCAAAACCCCATACACCCGATTGTCGCTAGTCAGCCATCGTTTGCCGTCGCTCGTGATATAAGCCTGCCGGCATCCCTCCTGATTCACCGTGAGCGTCTTCTTAACACCTTTTGGAGTTGTTATCTCCAGCTCAAGAGTCCGATCAAGACCGTTGTTCATCACCGAGCCAAAGGAAACGGGGGCGCTTCCGGTCCCGGACCCCGGACTGACGGTCAGAGGCTGGTCCGTTACCTCGCCTACCCCGTCCTTCCAATTAACATTCAAATCACTCATAATTATATCCTTTAGTTATCTTCTACTCACAAAGATAATAAAACAAGAGAACCCCAACCGGCTTAAGTCGATCGGGGTCTGAGTAAGCGAAAAGAAACTGATTATCGTCCCATCATTCTCAATACGGTCCTAGTCGCTGCTTGCGCCCAAGTCCAGCTGTCATTAGATGTTACGTTAACCGTCTGTTGAGTACCATTTACATCCAAGTTAATAGTCTCCTTGTCAAGCTCGATAGTAGAGTCTCCAGCGGCTTGCGTTACCTTCAATGTAGCTGCCTGGCCACCAGCGGCAGTTACCTTCAATGTAGCTGTCAGTTCCTCGGTCGTGACGTTGGCCGGTACGTTCGAGATCGTGATGCTCCAAACGAACTCGCCAGCGGCTCCGGGATCGTCGGCGATAACCGCTCCGTTAGCCGTAGTCTTTCCAGCCGCCGTGTAGTTAGCCGGGAGCAGTAACGTAAGCCCGTTCTCCTCAGCCGGCGCGACCGCGAACGTAAGCTTAGTACTGTTAGACTTACCGGTGATGGTAACATTACCGCCTGTCTTTTGTACGGAAGCGTTAGGGCTGTCTGATCTTACCACCTCAGCAGCCGCTGCCTGATTAACTACCAACGCCTTCTTAGCCCCGCCGTTCGTGGTGACCGTAAGGTTGATAGTGCGTTGAAGACGACCGGTGTATTTCTCACCGGAGAAATTAACCGCCTGATCTCCTGATCCTGATACCGGGTCGACGGTTACGAAACCGAATTTTTGTGATGCCATACTTAAATATATTTACAAATGTCATTTTATTATGCCAAAAATAACTTGTATCATATCACAAGCCAAATATAGGGGGGGGTAGATACGACTAGCCCTGTACAACCTCAACATACAACCCTACTAAGTCCTTTAGATTATGACTAAGAGGAGTTCCGCTATCCCTAGTGCACTTATATACATCAGCGTTCTGGATGTAATATTTATCCTTGAATATCTCCATTGGAGGGAAATACGGGATAGGATCCCCTATGGTCCCGGCATGCTCCTTATCAATGACCTTGTATAAGGAAGCCGTATTTAATCCGGGTTCCCATTCCTTTGATAATGTATGTTGTTGAATAACCTCATAAAGGATATCCGTATCGTCCTTCACCACCCTGAGACAGAATCCGGCATCCACCGACAACCCGAACTCCGCCCCTTCTTGTCCCCATATAGGGAATAGAACCTTAACATCCAGTTTCTCATTAGGGGATAAAGATATAGTCTTGTTATTAACCACCATTCTGGAGAATCTGACAGCCACTTTCTGAGGATCGGAGGCATCTTTCTCCTTTGCCTGTTGCCGGACATAAGTCATGGTGATATTTACCTTATCTGGATAGCCGGACTGAGCGTCAATAGCCCTCACCTGCTCTACGGTAGTGGCTAAGCTTACTTCCCTCTGTTTGGCTCCTAACGCCGACATCAGATCATTATCATACTTATCCATCATCCCGATCAAGATCTTGCCTTCCGTCATATCGAACTCCAGACCTATGATCGTTATCTTACCAGCTATAGCCCCATCAGCCAAAGCGTTACGCCTATCATATTCAGGGATATAGATATTTTGGTCATCCAAGAAAAACTCATGAAGATTCTCATTCTCATAAGTCCTGATCTCCTCATACTTAGCCGATTTCTCCTCATTAAGAAGCCTTGAGTCATCCAATTTAGCCTCGATAATCTCCTTAACCGTAGCTTTAGGATTAGCCTCCTTGAACGCCAATTGCTCCTCCCCAAACTCTATCCATGGGGCGGGATTCCCGTTAATGTAATCATCATAACTATAGCCCTTGGCGTAATTATCATCAAGCGGATCGTCCTGAACTAATTGATTGGGATATATTTCCCTGTTTATATATACGTAGCTCATATCTTATATCATTAATCTTGTTCTTTAACGGCGATACTATACTTACCTGAAGCGTAACACCAGATATTTATCTCGAAAGGCTTGTTAGCCGTAGTGGTTATAGAAGTACCACTCATGCTTGCATAATCCCCGGAGTTGGGTATAGCCTGCGTGAAGGCCGCCGACGGGACGCACCTGATCATCAGCTCCTCCCCTATCTGCATCCCTGACTGCACGGATAGGGTGGTAGCGGCTGATAACGTAGCCGTGATACTTCTCTTGCTAATAGGCAGGTTAGCTAATGTCGTGACCGTATTAACCCCTATAAGCCTGTTCATGGTCTTCTTATCGGCGGCCGCCATCAAACCGTTAGTAGACTCATTGGCCACGGCATATGTCGTGTTAGGAGGTGTAGCCCAAGTGCCATCTCCACGCATGAAACTGGATGTACTGCCATTAAGCTGTCTCAACAAGCCGTTAGCTGTAGTAGAGGCCAATCCGTATGTGGTATTAGTAGGTACAACCCATGTCCCGTCACCACGAAGAAAGGACGTCTGCTTACCAGCGGCGGGAGCCGGAACTAATCCCGCAGCACCGGCGGCAGAATCCGTAGCCGCCTTCATATTGGCGTAGGTAGTATTCGTATCCTTATAATAGGGGATACCACCCACGATAGGACAAGCCGTATATCCAGAGGCGCTTGTCACGGTACTGCCGTTCTTGACCAACCCCGTGGACCCGTTAGCTCCTACAACACCATACGTTGTATTAGTATCCGTCCAAGGCACGTTGACATACATCTTACCACTACTATCCAACTCCACCGGATAATTCTTGCCATTCTCAGCATATCCGATCATCACCAATCCTAAGGTTGTGGTATTGGCCTTGGCGTATGTGGTATTTGTCGGAATCACCCACGTACCATCGCCACGAAGGAAAGAGGCTTGCTTGCCGGCGGCCGGAGCGGGTACCAATCCCGCTGATCCTGCGGCTGAGGACGTTGCTCCTCCCATGTTACTATATGTGGTGTTAGGAGGAGTTTGCCATGTCCCATCACCACGAAGATACTTGGCTTGCGCTCCGGCGGCAGGTGCGGGGACCAAACCTGCCTTTCCCGCCGCTGAGGCAGAAGCGGCTCCCATATTGGTGTATGTCGTGTTGGTATCCGTCCACGGAACATTCACATACATCTTACCATTTCCGTCAAGAGCTACCGGGTAATTCTTTCCGTTAGCTGAATACCCGATCTTAACAAGACCCAGATTATCGCTTGTAGCTTGGGTATAAGTCGTGTTACTGTCAGTCCACGGAACGTTAACGTAAGCGTTGCCGGACGAATCCAGTTGCACCTTATAGTTCTTCCCGGAAGTCGTATATCCTACCTTAATACCGCCAAGAACGGTAGCGGAGGACGTGGGAGGGGTGAAGGTACTTGGTTTGCCCGTAACCCCGGACCAAGGCACGGAGGAAGCCTGACTGGCCGTGTAAGGCTCATATCCATCCTCACTGCTTAATTTAGACTCGTCTTTTATCAGATACATCTTACCTGTAGACGTTACCTTTACCGTATCACCACTTTGAGCCGCAGCGGTGGTAAGGGCAAATCTGGCCGTATCGTCAGCTACCACGATCAATCTCTCCAAAGCCGCCTTAGGCAACCTATCTATACTGATGGTTCCGGACGCGATCTTAGAGGCATCAAAATTAGCCAATGTCGTGGAGATAGTTACGTTGCTTCCGAAGTCCGATGAAACACTACCGGTAACAGCCCCGGACAGCGCTATGGCCCTAGCCGCCTGTAATTTCGTGGCGGTAGGGGCATTATCCGTCTTAAGAGCATATTTGGTAAGATCAATATCATTAGCCTTATCCAAAAGCTGCTCTATCTGCTTGCCATTGTATTTACCTTGAAAATCTGCCATATTACACTTATTTTTTGCTCAAATATAGTTATATACATAAATACCAAGAAATCGAGGGGAGATACGGGTAAGTGTCAGAAACTGCCGTCCCCGTGCAGGAATCCGCTACGGAATATAATAGCCTTGTCTTTAAGTTTCTGGACAGAATCCCATTCCCATTCACCCTCACAAGGCTTAACGACATACTTATTCCCCCATGTCTTAAACTTCCTCTCTATAACAAACATCTCTGGGTCTTTTAAGACATGGAAGATACTTCCGACAGGGAAATACTTATCAGTCCTCAATATAACACGATGATGTTTCTCGTCATATTCAGGATCGCCTACGATACGTGCCTTATAAAATTGGAAATCATTTAACGTCTGATCCACTGGCTCTATCCAATAATACCCCTTACCCATTGCAGTTTGTATTTAATTATCTATATTTGCGGTGTAGTAACTCATAATGTTTTAAGTGATTTTCAACCAAAGGGAAAGGGTGTCCGTGAGGATGCCTTTTTTTCATTCCCGCCCACCCTACCATGACAAAAAGATCTACCTCGAACAAATGTAATCATAATAAGGCTACGATCAAAAAGAAACCCTATCGGTATTCTATTGCCGACAGGGTTCTCCAACGTTGTATCAAACTAAATCATATCACTCCATTTGATTGTGTCACCGACGAAGCACCGCACCGCCAGATACCTTACGAACGCCGTCCCTTCCGGGGCGTCAGGGTCTTCCAGATAAGCCAAGACAGCCTTGACTATTTTCTGGTCGCAATCCAATACCTTAGGAAAGTAGTCGCTATAGAACATAGCGAACAGGTATTGGATATCTCCCCAAGTGGCGTTATCAGGTTTCTTGGCCCCGCATTTATCGAACATCTGCTTAGCGTCCTCCATCGTCCATCTTCTCTTGGACCCGTCGGCGTTAAGCATCTTGTCAGCGGCTTCCCTAGCCAGCTCCTTGGAAAAGTGATATCCATGGGTGTCTATATACCGCTTATAATCCGGGTCATCGGCGTCTGCTCCTCAGTAGTAACGACTCCTGCGTCCCCTGCGCATATACGGCTCGGTACCATCGAACTCGTCACGGATGCCACGCTCACCGAACCATCCCCTGCGATACATCTCGTCCTCACGTTCATGGAGTCTCTCGCGTTTCTCAAGCTCACGCTCGTCACGTTCCAGCTCCCTCTCACGTCTTTCAAGATCACGCTCACGGCGTTCTAGCTCATCCATCCTACCGTCATGCTCCTTGCCATAATGGTCATATATTCCACCACCATAACCCATGTAAGTCCCATCCGAACGTCTGCTACGTCCACGGCCGCCTCTACGATCGTAGATCTCATCATCGTAGTCCTCATCGTGGCCGCCGCCTAAATCTATAACTCTCATCTTAACCTAATTTTTTAATTAACAACTCTTTTAGCTCATCGAAAGAGGATCCCATCCTATCGACTTTCTCCTCAAGATTCTTGATCTTCCGGTCTTGATCCTTAGTCTGCTTAAAAGCCGGATTGATTTCCTCAAGGATCGAATCACAAGCCTCTAGCGTCCTCCTATGCTTATCGATACTATCGAGAATATCGGAGCTGGTTCTCTTAGCGGCGTTAAGCTGGTTCATGATCGGATCGACCGAGCAGGCCAAAGTTATGTTATTGGACATAGCGACATCCCTGCTCTCCGGTACGACATAGGTCATGGAAGACCCGTTTATCTCCACGGTAAGGTCTATCACCCTATCCTGTAGTTGCTGATATTGCCCCATCTGACCCATCTGGGGTTGCTGGAACCTAGGCTCGGACACGTTAACCACATTCCCCATCCTGAACACCGGAACATCGGATGTATCCAGCGTATATACTTGAAATCCTTTCTTTAAGTCTCTAAACATATCTCGATTTTTAAGCGGGAGGGAATACCCTCCCATTAGACATCCAATCTAACCTATTCCTCATCAACAGTCGTCTCCGACGCCGAGGCGGAAGTTGTAGGCACACAGCAATCCATGAGCCTCAATACACCCCTTACCTTGTTGAAATAAACAAGGCGTTCGGTGTTGTTAACCATAGCCGCTCCAGTCACAGCCACGTTGATCGGATTCACCACAGCCACGCCGGTTACCGGGCAGCATGTGTCATTACCTACCGTGGATACGGTGCTGTTCGCTGGAATAGCTATCTGTACTGGCAATGTCTCGCCTGTTGTCGGAACCACCTGCCGGATTTTCAGCAGCAGAAGGCCCTCGCATGGCAAGGACAGCCATATCCTTGGGTTGATGCCGAAGATGGTGTTGGTAGTAGTCACTACCACGTTCTTCGTGACCAACTCATAAAGAGACCCTATTTTAGAAACACAAGCCATAATAGCCTCCTTCCTTTATAGAGTTAAATAGCGGCGTTTCCGTTGTTGCAGCATCCATTGTTGCACCCACATCCGTAATTACCTCCATAAAATGCTTGACCCCATCCATAAGTCTGGTAAGGAGAGCATGAAGGATAAGCCGGCACAGGGGTAGGTCTCAACTGGTTGATCAAATTCTGAGTCTGTTGCTGAGTCAACGCGGAGGCTTGGTAAGCCGACCTTTCATCACGCAACTGATTGATCGTATTCTGCATCTCACGCATTTCCAATTGACAGAATTTATCATTAATCAAGGTTGTTTGAGCATCAATCTTAGCGCTCAAGATATTGAACCGACTCGTGGCTTGCTCACGATTGTTCGTCAATCCTTGATTAATAGTGTTTTGTAACGTGTTAGTCTGATTCAATGTCTCAAGACGATTCTCATAACCTTGATTGTTGATCATCTGCTGAGTCTGGCAAGTGCTTTGGTTGATCAAAGAACTCAAATTGCAGCAGCAAGAGCTAATTTGATTACCGATCTCACAACCTTGTTGCTGTACGGCGTTAATAACAGCCTGAGAGGTCATACCTACCTGACCAGCTACCTTATCGATAGCGCCTTGTACGTTACAGATAGCGCTTTGCAATTGAGTGGTAGTACAGTTCAAGGCGTTAGCGATCTGATCGATAGCGCTTCTGTTACCTTGGATAGCCTGCATCAGTAACTCACGACCATAGTCGTTATTCAATTGAGCTGGAAGACCATTAGCGCAACACTCATTACCATTGCCAAAACCATTGCCAAAGCCACGGCCACCCCATAACCAGAACAGGACGATGATCCACAACCACCAACCGTTAGCCCCGCCGAAACCGTCTTGGTTGTTACGACCGTTCATCAAAGCCGCTACCAAGTTCGGATCCATCTTATTTCCGCCTATCAAATTGGCGAACATACCCGGAATCATAGATAATAAACCGTTAGTGGCGCTTCCACTACCGGAACCCATACCGTCTAACAAAACGATTTTGTCTCCACTTGTACCCATGTCTATTTATTTTTGAATTAATAATAACCCCACCTGATGGCGGGCGTTACAAAGTCCAAAAATTAACAGCCCTAAGATCGTGATATGTGTCATCATCAAAGTACTTAATGTCTTGTAAATGGGATTAATAAGAACCGATACAAGACAAAAAATCCGGAACGTATCACTACGACCCGGATTCATGCAAATCCATAAATTCAATGTTTCAATGCTCGAAAGAAAACGTCTCACGACGCCAAAGAGAGATTAACTACACGAAAAATCTCGCATTAATTTATTTGTATTAGCAGTGTATTCATTAATTATCTTACTGGATGAGGGATTATCCTCTATCCTTGACAGGCGATTATCGTCACTCCTTACCGTAACGTCACCCATCCTTCGTACCATATTTTCTTGATATGATGATGGATCGGAGTATATAAGATTATCAACGAACCTGTATATCGCACCATCAACCGTCTCACCTACCTTCTCATATAAGCCGGATTGGAATGACACGAAATCATCATACCTCCCACGAGCCAAGAACGAACCGTCCGGTCTCGCCTCGACGCCGCCGTTGACCTCCCGGAGCAGGCCCGGATTCCTTTGGTACAGATACCTGTAAAACCCGGCATCCATCATCCTATCCTGACTATCCAGATAGAAAAGGTTTCTCATGCTACTGTCACCGGACTCGATAGCCACGTCAAACAGAAGATCCCTTACCTGACCTTCCGGCAACGACATCTCCATGCTTTTTAACGTACCTCTGTCATGGTGGTTCAAAGATACATTATAAAATCCATTAAAATCAAGGAAACGTAAGACATTATTATATAAATCTGATTTTTTTAACCTTTCCTTGATCTGGATCTTCCTCAACGATGTACAGGATTTGATAAAATCCCGATCCTTTCCCTGCCTAGCCTCGTATCTCCTGAACTCCCGATCAATATCGACATCATCCATCTTAGGGGTTACGGGATGCTGGTATATTAATCTGGTAAGGATCATGTTCTCTGTATTCGAGGATGAGATGTTGGACATAACTAGCTTCTTTATGTTATCCTTGACCACGCCAATATCGGAACGGGAAGCCCCGGCGGGAACCACGCCAGCCGGCAAGTACGAGGGCCGCTCTATCCCGATATCGGCCAACATCTCATAGGCCTGATCGGTGTCGGTTATCGGAGCCGTGTTATGGTACGTATTCCTACCCATATACAACATGCTCCTATCATACATATCGGAAGGGGATGTATTCCCGGACCTTACATACACCATCCTATCCCCAGTAGAATAAGTATCCTGAACCTCGTATATCGGGTTCCCTTTTCCTGTTATCCTATCAAGATCGGAGATAAAGCTATCGTATACCGAATTGCCGGCCTGTATGGAAGACAACATGACATCCAGCGACGCCATAAGATCACGGATATCCTCCGGTCTGGATATAATCATCTCATCGCTGATCGCCTCGCTTATATCCACGCCCATGTCGGCAAGATCCATGGCTATGTCATGCAGACGTCCGGCAACGTCCTTGATGTCCTTAAAATCATCCATATCGATTATCTCCCCAACCTTATCCCTTAGACCCTTCATATCCTTAGGCATACTGATATACGGTGTGGTACTATTGAAGTACGAGTCGGTAATCGTATTTCCGTCCTGACTCCGAACCTCCATACGGGTCATATTACGATACGTGTCATACATCCGATCTGCGTAATCCTGATCCTCCTGATACCGGAGTGCCAAGGAAGGGTATGGGATGGAGGCGAAAGCCTGATCGAACTCCCGGCGGTCGCTGATACCGCCTACCGCCCTCATGATCGTATCCCTTACCTCTATTGGATTCAAGCCCCTTCTCTTTCCTAACGAGTCATATGTATCCTCATATATCATATAATCATCACCAAGGCCTGACTCGGAGGACAGGAAATACATATCCTTCTCATTAAGATTCCCCTCAGACATAAAATCGACAATCCTCCTCATCATATCCCTTACCCGCTCATACTCCGATCGGTTAGTCATGATATTATCAATCTCATCAGCGTCATACATCCCAGATCGTTCAAGATTATATCTGTTGATGAATATATCACCGCCTGAGAGGAAATTAGATACAATCATATCATTAAGATCATTGATATTATCAACCCCCAAGGAAGTAAGGGTGTTATTGATATCCTTAACCTCATCGGCCATAAAATTGCCGGCGAAATAGTTCTTCCGCTTGATAAAGGACATGACATCATCATACCTAGGTTCCCCATTACTATCCAGATCATATTCTGATGGCATGGACATCCAGTCGCCAAAGAAGGACACGAAGTCGGGGGAGTAGGCCGTACCCCAGACCGATAAGGCCTGCTTCTGGTCGCCCAGCACCTCCATCGCCCTTTGGTATAATCCGGATGGTTGGTCGTTCGGGGCAAGGACATTATCTACCCTACCCTCCTTATTTTTTATAACATAACAAGATCTGCCCATTGCTAAATCGTTTTGTCACAAAGATATAAAATCCCGCCTACTCTCACGAGCGGACGGGATACTAAATAACAACATAATAACAAACCTTATGTTTCTACTGAAAAGTACAAATCATTTTGCCAATCCTCACGGACAGGCAAAAACTCAATCCTAAATTACAAAAAAATGGAATTTATCGTTTAGCGAAAAATATCTTTATCCGATCTACGACACAATCCACTGAAATCCTTTATGGGTCACATAGACGGTGTTAGCTCCATAAAACTGTCGTATTTTCACCATTTGTGGCTAAAATCTCATAATCAATACCTTGCATAAACTGATCACTGTTTACTAAAGCCCAAAATGTAATCAGTCACATTCCTCTGTCATATATAAAGCGTAGCTATACCTATCCTCTATCATCTCCACCACCTCCTTGATATCAGATAAAGTTAGTTTCTTTATCTCCATATTCCTACTATCCATTCTGACAAAAGAGTTCTTGAACTCCTGCTCGGTTATAGCCTCCAACCTAAATAGATTGTATTTTATAAGTAACTGGCTTACATCAAATATCAGGATATTAAGATCAATATCATCCTTCAACTCATCAAGAAGATCACGCATCATGACTTTGATAGCATCAGTATCAAGTTCCAGTTTATCGGCCTCCTTCATCAACTTCTTGATAATACCATTGTGCTCGATTATGATGTTAGCGTTATCATCATCGGTAGGTAGAAGGATATCCATCGTACATTTTATACCAACCTTATCACTAAGTCTTTTATTGAACTCAGTCATATAATCAAAAGCCTGATCCCTGCTTAAGGCGTATGTATGATCAAGCAACTGCTTTTGTCTGACCTTGACAAAATAGTTACTGGTGTATAGCATCATCAAGACCTTTACTCGCTGGATGCGTAGGTCTTGCATGATCTTCCGATGTAAAAAGGCATCTAATTGCATAATATAAAGAGTCCCCACCGGGGCCATCACACACCCGACAGGGACCAACTTTTAAATATCTTACTCGTCAGGTGATGGACTGACGCCGCAAAGATAAGTCAAGATATTTTATTTAGCAAGGATTTTCCGCCTCATTTTCTCCGGATACTACGTTACCGTCGGAAACCAAAGACTTGTCCTCGGCCGCCTTCGTAGGCGAGGCGAACTCCGATGGCAGATCCGGCAGGTTAGGGAACGAGACTTCCGTCTCCTCCTTGGATACCTTGTTCTCCTTGATACTCATCCTAAACTTAGGAGCTATGAAAGGATCGTTGTTAAGATCGATGTTGATCGTAACGTCATTCATCAAAATATCCTCCTTAGTTCTGGAATCACCTATCCATCCTCTTACGTCAGCGGTCATAGGCATCCTGCTAGCCGCTTCCTTGACAGCTTCAAGCCGGTTCTTGATAACATCCACATCTCCCGCCAACGGAATCATATATGTCTTATTATCCAGCCCGGATCTGGCTATAGCGTTATTAAGATCCATTATATCATCAATACTTACGCCTCCGCCTAGACCCTCCGTAATCCTATCAGCCATCGATCCGATCATGGATGAGAATGACGATATATCCTGATTTTTCAATCTTACGGGGTACAGGTAATTTCTTCCATTTCCTGTCTTTATAGCTACGACCGGGATACGTGAATCTTTATAGTCACCATACTTGTCCCTGACGATAGCCGTACAGAACGGGAATATATTATACTTAATATTATCCCTCATCGTAACCTCCCCGTTCTCTATATACCCTACGCTCTCGACCTTACCAACCGTCTCGTTGGTAAAGTCATTCTCGGATACCATCAACGTGCCATTATCATCACTTACGCTAAAATTAGGTCTTCCCGGCAAAACACTAGTGACTTTACCTACAAACGGTATATCAATCTCATCAGTAACAGATCCTATATTATCCCTATATAACTCAAAAGCCCTACTCCTTAAATCAGCGTTACTTCCTTTTGAGTCTGGATCATTGGCTTTTAGCACCGAGACGAAATTTCCGTCGCTATCCACGATCTTAATAACCATATTATCAACCAGCTCTCGGTAAGCCGACTTAGTCTCATCAGAATTAGGGTCAACGGCGTTAAGGCTATTGTATTTATCATACAATTCCTTGGTATATGGATCTGACATATCCATCTTAACCCTTACCATATCACCCTTGCGGAGGCTAGCCGCTGCTTCCTGATTCACCGACTCGTTGTTAGATCCAAACGTATCACCCGTATAATAAGGGACAATAGACCCATCCTGCCCCTTGCGATACACCATGAACCAGTTGGAGGTAGATAAGGCGGTCTGCCGCCCCAGTATGACACCGGTAGCGTTCTCGAAAGCCTGAGCGTCATCCTCGCTAATCATCCATCTTGAGTGGTTATCTGACTCTATAACAGTAAATATGTCGGTTCCGTTGGTGAAATCCATCACCCTTCCATTATCAGTATCAGTGGCATCAGACCTTTTAAGCCCGGACCCCGCCATAAACCTGTCAAGCCTCATTCCACCAACCTCATAGTACATGACCCCACCGATCTCCCTCTTCTGAGCCATCAACACCACCGGATTCTGGGCGGCGTTGACCTCCGTCCTGCCGGTGGATGTTCCGGGTTCGCTCTCGGTGAGGACATCACCCATAGGTATGGATTTATCGTAATCCTTGACAGCTATACTTCCGTTATCATACAACCTCATCCATTCCACGAATTGAAGAAGAGGACCATCGGAATAATTATTGATAATATCAATAGCCTCATTAAGCTTATCCTGATCAACCTCATTGCCATTGTTAGCCTCATTCATAAGATCGTTATAGGTCTTTATAGCCTCCTTAACCCGATCCTGATCAAGACCATTAATATTCACATCTATGATATCATCAATATTATCCTTAATATTATCTGATACATTATCATTGATCTTTAATCTATCTATCATTGACTTAGCCCTATTTATCCTAGCTATAGGATTATCGCCAAATCCTTTTACAAGATTATTAATACGATCCTTATTGTTATCATATATCTGCTTTTCCCTAGGAGATAAAATATCCTCATTACCGTTCCAGATCTTTATGGCTATATCATTGGCTCTATCATCTGAAGGATTTATAATATCCTCATCATCAGGAACCCTCTCAACTATATTACTTTCATCAGCCTTAATCTCATTCTCCATAGATCTGGCTATCATATGATTATATGTCTTGAACATAAATGCCTCATCCTCTCCTATAAGACCATCTTGGTAAGCCTTGTCTATGGCTTGATCATTAGCGTAAAGGGCGTTTGCTTCAGGATTATCAGTATTCCTGAAATCATACTTGCTATCATCCTCCTCATAAGTCTTACCCCATGCGTTCGACAATATCTTCATGAACCCGCGCTCCTGCGCCCGGATGAATCTTCTGTCACGCATACGACGAAGAGACTCGTTTATATTCTTATAAGCCACAAGATTATGACGATACTCGTTAAGCAACGCCATGGCCTCTTTATGATTATCGACCCCACGAGTAGACACGGCATTCTCAAAATCAACTATAGTCTCATAAGCCGCCATAAGATCTGAGGCGCTAATCTTAGAATCATTATCATTTAAAGATAACTTAGATATATCCACATCTGAATTAATCAACGTGCTTAACTTTCTCTCCAAGGCAATTCTTTCCTCTGTCAATTTAAGAAGCCTATCATTCTCCTCAGCCAACTTAGTCTTATCAGACTCAATTGCTTCCTTCGATGTAACCTTTTGTTGAGTATTTAAAATATTCCTCTCCATCTTCCGTATATCATTCGTCAGCTCCCGGAGTTTTTCGAGAGCCTTGCTTGAATCAGGATTAAGATGAGAGTATATATCAAGGGCATCACCTATACCCGTCTTATATATCCTGTTTAGCTGATTGGTGATATCATTCAAATTATCCTTAGCCTCAATACCGTTATATACCATATTGGAGATATAGGCGTTAAAAGACCTATTCGGGATACCCTCAGTAAGTGAGTCGGCGAATCTGTTGGCCATGGTAAAATTATCCACCTTCTTATTAAACTCGTTGACAAGATCGGCTTTATACTCATTGACCTGCTCATCCGTCATATTCATATCGGAAGCGATATCGCTATTAGGTATAGATTCGACTACCGCCCTAAAATTCTCCTTGGTATCATCCAACATCCCCATCTCCGAATCATAGCGGAGACGATTGAATACGGCGTCACTAAAATCCTTGTTTATAATCCTACCATCACTCTCGTACGATGTATCTACGCCGGATAATTGAGCGTTAAGAGCCATACTTCCACGAATAGCACGGACAGCGGCGGTAGTCAAGGCACCGGCATTGGCGTTGTAGGCCTCCACCATTCCCTTGTTACGGGACATGTCTTGGCTCCATTCCTTTATACCTCCAATGGTCTTTCCACCCATAACCGATCCGATGATCATACCTATACCAATCTCCTTCCAGCCTTGGCTAGACCCGTATGTTTCCTTGAACCCGTTCTTTATAGCCTCCATATAGCCTATGTTCTGACGGATGGCCATAGGATTGTATCTTGATTCTACCCAATCCTCGGCGGACTTGCTAGCCACTCCCTGAAGGCCTTCCTCATAAAGACCCTCTGACACTGGGCGCTTGATGATATTGAACGTATTTCCGGCTACCTTCTGCCATTTCTTTGGTGTTATGGCTCTTAACATACCGTTATCCATCCTCTCAGCCCCTACACCAAATATATTGCGTTTTATGAACTTATCCACGCCAAGATCCATGCCGAACATATCGCCGAACATAGCTATATTGGATAATGACAATATGCCGACGTTGGCGGCAAATACGGCGTTAGCGGCATTGGCATTGTCAGCCCTGAACTTCATAAGCTCCTCATATGGGACTTCCCTTCCATAAGCGTTACGGTAAGACTGCCTGAAATTCTCCTCAGCCTCCATCAGCATACTTCTGGCCTCGACAGATGCCTCCCATGCGGTGGACGTGCCAAGGAAGGCGGCGGTGTCCAGTCCCTTGCCTACCCTCTGTCCTATACGGGCGGCCCTGAGGTAAGCGCCGAACGCTTTCTTGGTATCCGAAGCCGCCTTGCCTATCCTAGCCAATGCCACGCCTGCCCTAGCTCCCGTACGAGCTAAGTTCATCAATCCAGCGCCGGAATATACGGCTGACGATAACATGGCTCCAGCAGTAAAAGCAAGACCGGATAAGAAATCGTTAGACCAGAAATTAGTCGTGGTCATGCTTTGAAGGAAATTCATATCCCGCTCCTCACGATTGTAATAATGAGCTAAGCCGTAATCCATCTTCTTATCCTGATCATCCAACCACCTAGTGAAATCGTTATCAAAAACAGCGTTAAAATTACCTCTGGATACACCGGCGTAAATACCATAAAAAGGCTGGATAACGCCGCCTAATCCGTATAGGGCAGTCTTACCTACAAATTTCCCCAAACCTCTCATCCATTTCTCAGTCCTACCTTGACTCCTAGATAAACGTGTGTCGTTATCTACACCGGGGATATAAGACTCGTATTTAGGTATCCAAGTACCGCTACTAAGTCGATACCTTGAATCCTCCAACGATATCTCCGGACCAGTAAGATTAAACCTGCCCTTATAGCTTTGATCAGAAGCCATATATCCTAATGGGGACATATGTTTCATATCATCATAATAATTTGTCTTAACAGTATTCTTGATCCTCTCCGACAATGACGGTATCTGGGACTTTGATCTCTCGGAAGCGGAATACGGATCCAATACCGGAGGCAGGTCACGATCCGGTATATCATAGGGATCCGTACCAATAGCCTTTATATTATCTACGTTTATGGTAGGATATCTGTACTTCTCGGCAAGATCCTTTCCATTAGAGGTATTATTATAGATTTCCATTGTTTCCATTATTTCCACTATTTCCGTTATTCCTATTTCTTATCTCCTGATCAATCATATCAGCTATGGGCGAGATGAAGCTCTCGAAATCATCAGTAGTAGATCTTCCCTCGCTCCTCCAATACACCTCATTCTCCTTGCTAAGTATCTGTTGCCATGCCATGACCAAATAATACTGAGGACAGAAGTCAATCTTTCTAGCCACCTCATCAGCATAATTAACACCATCCAGATCAATTGAGTATAACGGGGTATTACCTTCTCTCGCCTCTCCTTTGCTATATATATCAACATTTATCCCAGAGGAACCATTATTATACTTATATCCGGAAGCCCTTAACTCGTACATAGAAGCGTTATCGAACAACACGTCAGTAGCGATCATCATCTGATTCTTCCTGATATTACCGTCATTTATATTCGTAAACATATCTATATAAGGCATTACCGTGTCCTTGGCCCCGCTAGCGTAAGCGAATGGAGCTACCAACAATGACTTAGCCATCTTCCCATAAGCGTTGTTGCTTGAGCTGGCGAAAGATATGGGTACGACACCGGAATCATAGGTCTCGGACGGGATGCTTACATCCTCTTTGTAGAAAGTAAATCCATTCGCAGCCAGATCAGCCTCGCTTACCTCAACAACAGATCGACCATCACCTCCATTATTGCCAATGATCTGATAATTACCATCACCTATAGGGGATATGGTAAACGTTATCTTCGTATTGGCATTATCCTTATCCTTAGGAATAAAACCGCCACCACGGGTAAATAGGTCACTAACCTTTATATAATCTTTCTCTTCTTGACTTTTAGACGGATAATCACCGGAGAAGATATACTCACGCTCGGCATACTCATGACGATATCGTCTCAGGTAATCCTCGCCAGCACGTTTAGCGTCATCAGCGATCCTACCTAAATCCCCACGACTCCATTTATGTCTTAATAAATCATTCCTCTCTTTATGAGCCTCATCATATATAGCGGTAGCGACAGCGATCGCCCTGTTATCCCCGGCAAACCTATCTCTTATTTCCTCAATGTGCTTATTCTTACTAGCCCCAGATACGGCAAGAGACATTATAGATTCAATATCATCAAGCGAAAAAGACGTTCCCATTAAATCATTCACACGATCCAATAAGACACCTGATTGACCCGAATCCATTGATACATGAGGCATTTCTCCTTCAACACCGTAATTAATAGTATTTATATTATCATTTAACAAAGAGCTGTAAGCGGACAACTTACTCCAATCATTTAATGTTATATCGTTTATACCATTTATATCAAAAACCTTATCGCCATTGTTATTAATATCTCCAAGATTGAATGTGCCGAATCCATAACTAATATCTATACCTGACCCACTGTCCGATCTAGCTTCTCTCTGAATTATAGTATCAATACCATCCAAAACAGCATTGCTCGCCTTATTGAATCCATCATTGATCTTATTATACTTCCCTCTTTGGGTATTTAATCCAAGACGCTTCAAATAACTATCCTGACCATTGTAATCAAGCAACTCGTTCCTTGACCCTCCATTGACCTTGAAATAAGCCATGACAACCTGATCGTTATCCATATCCTTGACCACGTTACTATTCTCAGGATCAGACGCCCATGCGTCGATCTTCCTTCTAGCGTCATCTGATAATGACTTAACGAAATTACCCATGCCGGTAGTCACCGCCTTCTCGTTGGCTATGAACCCGTTCATGAACTCATCGCTTATGCTCACATCGTCAAGGTTTGCGCTCTTGGTAACCACGGTAGGCCCGGTCGTGTCATCACCTCCGTCACCCCCATTCTCCGACTTACCCAATTTGCTGGCTCTCATCAACGCTGCTTTCTCCATGGCTAGATTATGCCTTTTTGTCTCATTAAACTTAGCTCTCTCCATCATCTGCTGATTAGCCTTGAAATAATAATCATCAACACCCAACGTCTCGTATGAGTTATTATAAGACCATCTCAGTCCGACGCCACGAAGGAACTGCTGTCGTACCATGAACATGCCGGCTCGCTCCGGGCTGTAGTTGCTACCGATAACGCCCTCGGCCTCCTCCACGAAATCATTTCTCTGCTTGATAATATCCGCCAGCTCCGACTCCAACTTAGCCCTCTTGGCCTTGTCATTGCCAACGCCCTTTAGCTTGGCTCGTATGGATTCTTCCTTGACACTGAAATCATCAATATACCCTTTAAGGAAATCTGAGGTGCTTTGAACATTAAATAAGTCAGGATTCGTTCTAGCCATATATCTTCCCTCTAATTGCATCTGAGCCTTACCGTTCTCAGATATAGAAGCCATGGCTATATCCCTGACCTGAGCGTAACTCATCTCATCTATATACATCTCACGCATCTCGCCCGTCCTATTACCATTGGCATCAATCACCGGTACATTGACTTTCTTCCCCTTGTTAAGGGAGATGAAATTCTTCATCTTCTCATCAATCTCAGCGTGGTAATCCGTATAAGGGGTATAATGTATAGGATTAAGACGTGTCCCTACCTGACCGTCATTCATCCAGGCCACGGCATCCGCAAAAGCCTCAGCCTCGTTTATAGGACTATACATCTTGGGATTGTTCAGCTTCATATCCTCCATCTTCTCGCTAAAAGCCCGGATCTCCCTAGTACCGGCAATAGCATTCAACACACGGGTATCCAGAGCTTCTCCAAGACGAGCCTGTATGCTTCTGGCTATACCGTCGGAAGCCAAATTAGATTTACGATACACGTTATTCACGTCCTGTATCAATCCATTTAACCTGTTCTGAAGATATTCCCTGTCCTGAGGTTTTATAATGTCAGAATTGATAATATAATCAGCATACTCGTTTATAGCCTGCCGATTGGTATCTATCTTCTGCTGCATGTACCCCATCCCCTGCATCATGACATCCATGTTGTAGGGTGATACGTACTTGCCGTAATTCCTTAATATACTATATTGTGAAGCCATCCTTTATCCTTTCTTGCCTTTAGTTACTTCCTGAGCAGGATATAATCTCCTATAACTCAATATATCTCCCTGAGGATCAGCGATCAACTGCCCATTAGGACCGATCTTGACATCCCCGAATATAGACCTTAATGTATTCATGGTCGTAGCCGTATTCCACTTCTGCTGGATCTCGTCATTTACGCTATCGAAATACCTGGCCCAGTTCTCGTCATTTATAGCCAATCCCTGCAATATACGTTGCTGGTAAGCTTGACGTTGGGCTATATTCTTATCGTACGTATTAGCCCATGACTGAGCATTGACATTATCAGCCCAAGTCCTTTGAGCCACGTTCCCTTGTTCTACCTCATTTATATACTTACCTATATTGGAACTTAATATCGCCTGTAGGTTGGATGATAAAGCCCCTCTCTGGGAATCCGGGACATTACCCATCTGATCCAATTGTGATTGGAAAGCGCGATTGGCCTCAACCATATACTGATCAGCCGATCTCAACACCGGATCCACGGTAGGAGCGTAATGCCTTTCCAGACCTTCCGTTGTCACGGCTCCCGGGGTCATCCTGAACACCTCAGGAAAGTCAAGACCACCACCTACTATATTCCTGCCTCCATTGCCGCCGTTCGACTTACCGGCATTTGTGTTGGTCTTAGGAAGTGTATTGGGATCAATCAGATCAGGCATATCCAGCTTAACATCAGGATTATCCACATCACCTATATCCATAGGGCCGGGAGCCACCTTATGAGGGTCAAGTATAAAATCAAGACCTTCCATTCCTTTCATGGATCTCAATGCCTGCATCTTAAGCATATCCTCCCCAAGTATCTTATTAACGACATCCTTGTTCTTATCAGAGAACAGTTGGCTAAAATGGGTGATACCGGCATCGTTAAGAGCCTTATGCTGTTCCTCTGTAACAACGTCTAGACCGATCATAGGGCGAGATGAGGAGTATTGACCAAACTTGTTGTCTCTCATCCTATCATGATATGCAGCTTTCTTATCTTCCGGGTAATTGCCTTGACTATCCTCACCGCCAAAGGAAACGAGCGTCGTGTAATCCCGAAGCGCCTCGGCGTTGGCGATGATCGGGTTCTCCGCCGTGGCCAAGCCCATCCACCCACCAGTAGTGTTGTATATAGCATCCTGAAGAGCCTTGGCAGCAGTAGCCTTCGGAGCGCTCATATAAGCATCGTAAGCCAAAGGCATGAACGTCTTATAATACTCCAGTCTCTCATCGGTATTAATACCGCCATAAGAGCCATCCTGACCCTGACGCTGATACCCAAACGTGTTATCCTTATTATTGTACTTGTTCTCTACGGGACGGAAAGTAAGTAGGTAATCGAATAAAGAACTACCACCTTTCTCCATCTTCTGACGAATACCAGCCACTTTCTTAAGCAGCTCTTTCTTAGCCTCAGCTATATCCTCCTCCGTAAGACCGTATTCTTTCATAGATCTGGATATGATGTTATCTATCTCACCACCCTTAGCGAAATACGTATCCTCATCCTTCTTCATCTTCCGGTCTTCCTGCTCCTTGTATATGACATTAGCGAAGTCCGTAAATCTTCCCTCTAATCCATTAACGGTATCGTTGCTATCATTTATAGCCTTAGATAATACGGAGGCGTTTAAACGCCTTGTATTCTCGTCATCTATCTTATCGTTTTTCTTCAGCTTCTCCAGCGCCTTTTTCTGATCATCGTAAGCCGATTTAAGACCGATCTTAGCCTTATACCTGTCCATTAACGTAGCATACGTATCCTTAGGCGTGGCTTTGATCCCATACGTATCTCTGATGTATTTAGCGAAATCCGGCTCTATGGTTGTGTCGTCGGTAATAACCTTCGTTCCCTGCTCCAAGGAAACGGGGGTTCCACCATCGGCGTGCTTCTGCCCCATAGCCTCCATCGGCGCCTCTCCGGGCTGCGTCACGTACTCACCCTTCTCGACCTCTACGTTGGCTTGATCTTCCATCGACTTAGGTAACGGATACAGGCACTCACCGGTAAGGCTTCCGCTATCGAACCTATTATTAGGCCCTAGATAAACACCCCCACCATCCTTGTACTGCATCTGGGATTGCCTTCTTTGTCTGGCCTCACGCTCCTGAGCCAACCTGATATTGGTACGAGTACCTTTCTCAGACGCTATCCCAGAAACCACGTTACGAGCCAACCCCATGATACCACTAATTCCTGAGGCTATGGTGGTTATCGTATTAGCTGTTTTAGCCCCGGTGGATAAATCTCCATATCCCTCACTTCTCATACGCCCTATACCACGACCCATCTGAGTGAATCTAGACCCTATATCATCAGCACCATAGTAAGGGATGGAGGTAAAATCAAAAACATCCGTACTACCAGACTTATCAACCTTCTTATTACTGTCAACCAAAGCGCTCAAATCACTTGTATCAATGGTATTAATATCAGGCTGCTGAATATCAAATCCTATCTGGGTAGACGAAACCAAAGGCTCCACTCCAATACCCTGAAGACCAACAACATTACCGGGCATGATAGGGGTGACTTCCCCAGCCTCTTGATATTTAGGTATCTTCCTCTTGATTACATATTTGCCCATATCAAATTAATTTCGTTCTGACACAAAGATAATTTAAAAAAACAGAGACTCATCATTTTACAACGACGAGTCTCTCAGCAAACGCTATTATTATGGTACAGAATTAACTTTTTTTTATGAATAATGATCCTATAGCCTTAACCAAATCATAGAAACCGGCAGAACTGAGACCTACAGCCACTCCATATAATAGAGCCTCCCACCATTCACTCCCTATAAGCAATGGAGACACCTTTAGTAGCCACGCTAATATACAAACCAGCATACCTATGACTACGGCGGATAGGACTTTAGCCCACTTATGGGTGTCAATATACGGCACAACCTTGGCTAACTGCGTAGCTGACATCGTGACGAAAGCCATGATGCCGGTGAAGGTAGTTAAATCAATAGTGATAGCCCCTTCTGATGGGATTACCTCTTGCGCCATCAAAGCGAACGGCGTCAATAACATAGCAAATAAAAATAACAATCTTTTCATATCTAAAACGTTTAATTACTTCGCAAATATAACACTAAACTGATTAGATATATAAATATTTATTGGAATATAGATATACGACAATATCCAAAGCCTATATGTCCCTTTCCTAAATCATATAATCCACCCAAAGGATTAGGCATTTTTTCTAATTCCCCTTTCATATCTGTCCATACGAACCCGTTCCCATCTATCATCTTAGTGTTAGTAAATACATATTTATCATATTTCACGCATCCCGGATGACCGGATATATACGAGGACCCTCCACCACCAGCTTGAATAGCGTTCGACGATATCCCGCCGCTTGGTCCTCCATAAAAGCCTCCTCCTCCACCAGAGGAATACGAAACGCCATCAAAACCACATCCTCCTCCCACTCCTAATAGACCTCCATTTCCGTTAGTTAAATTATTGCCGGAGTTAGATCCTCCCGCTACTTGGGATGCAGGAGTTCCCTTGGCATAGCCCCCCCAGATACGCCTTCAACCCTCCCGCTGATCCTCCATGCCCAATAAAATAATACTCACATCCTCCACCGCCTCCCCCGGCTACCATAATACGGGTCTTTAAAGAATCTACGTTTAGAGGATCGCTATTGTTGGACAACCTCAAATCTGTAGCTCCGCCTCCGGCTCCCTCATAGATATACCTTCCAGCGCTCTCATTAGTCATTGAATGCCCTGAACCTCCTCCATTATAATTATATTTTACAACATTACTCGTCCGCTTAAGTCCACCATTTCCACAATACACATAAATGATATCACCACCAACTAACTTGATAAATCCAGCCACATATCCACCATACCCAGGGTCATTGGATCTGGTAAACCTATCTTCGCTATCATTGTAACCATAATTACCTTGACCACCCCAGCACTCAACATAATAATACGCCGACTTTGGAGCTACAAATGTATGGTAATTATTACTATTATAAGTGTATGTATACAATACATCCAAGCTTTTGGGACCTGTCATTACACGTCTTCTCATAACATACCTCCTCTTAGATATTTTACTAACAATGCTATAACCATCCTCCTATCATCAGCCATAGCATCTACCCATCTATTCCCCCATCCTAAACTACTAGGGGGGGGGTAAAACAAGTCCCCTTAAATAACACATCAAATAAAAACAACAACTTATTCATAACAAATTATTTAACATTAAAATACTAACTATTATTTCTACTCACACCTTTTATGTTAAGGCTTAACCCCGGTATCATATTAAGAACCAACTGCCTTTTTGCCTGTTCCCTACGCATACGCTCGGCCTCCGCTATCTGCGCCTCCGATTGAGGATCATTCTTAATATTATTGGCGATGTCCTCTATAGCTTTCTTATTGGCTCCGGATTGAGCTAGCATCTTATATAACAGGTCTTGGCCTTCCTTCTCCCACCAGCTATCCATGGAAGAGCGGGAAGCCAAAGAAGGATCGGCAGGGGCTACCGTCTCAGGTACGGGCTGATGACCTCCGTCCCCCGTGCCCGAATCCCGCTGTCCGAACTCGTATCTCATTGGCTCGTTCTCCGGGACACCATACCTATTAGCGAACATATCAGCGAACTCAAATCTCTTCTCATTTCTTAAGGTCGATCCAAGAGGCCTACCGTATCCTTGATTCCATGCCACGGTAGCGTCCTTGTAGTTGACGGCGTTATCGAAATCGGATTTAGAATACATATAATAGTTATACTCATTCCCCTGAGCGTCCTTGTCAAAAAACTTTCCTTGATTGATGTAATTCCAACCTAACCCCTGGACCTTGCCTTGATACTCATCCACGAGATAATCCAACTGCTGTGTCAATGTCGGTTTCTTCCCATACCTGCGCTGTAGCTCCTTCTTCCTCGGTCCAAGCCATTGTTGGATGCCAAAATCACCGGCGGCTCCTAGGGCTTCGGTGTCCCCTCCGGACTCGGCGGCGATGTTCGACAGGATACCGATAGCTTGCGTTTGTGGTATTCCCTTCTTGTCGGTCAGATAATCCCATATCTCGTCATATACAGCCATCTTACTATCCTCTGATCTACGAGGATCAATTACATACTTGCCAGGACCATAAGCCCTCCCTGTATTTACCGAACCTCCTCTATCCTTTTTATCAATACTACCATCTATCTTAAATACATCCCCATTCAAAAGAAACTGGACAGCGGGATTGAAATCATATACATCCCTATATCTGTATCCGCCCATATCCTTGTCACGATATATCGTATAATCACCAAGTACACTATGAGGACCCGTCTCGTTCTTATCAAGTCTACGATCCCTATAATTATACTCATTCACGACACCATACCCCTTATCATAAAGAGACCTCAACCCTTTTATATTCATCTCGTCCGCTGATATGGCACCCTCTCTTACCCTTTTCAGATCCTTATATTCCCTCTGAATCCTCTCATACTCCTCTGGATCGGCATCACTTAAAGCTTTTATAAGTCCTTCATTGTATTCCTTAGTTTCCTTATCAAACAGACTCCTATTCACATCAATCCTATTCCTTACGATAGACGAATCAGGTATCATCCTATTAGATAATTCCTTTCGTATACTATACGTACCATCACCATTATCTATCAATACAGACTCATCGTAAGGGAGTTTATTGTATTTAGCCCAAGCCTCATCACTAGTTCTTGTGCCTAAATCATCATTATCACTATCGCCATATAACTTGTTATTAAAATCACCAGATATATATTTCCCGAACATCTTCATAAAATGAACAGGATACTCATACCATTCCGGATTCTTCCCCATAGGATCTATTGATGAATACGCAGCTTTATTTATGCGAGTAGGGCCATCAGTATACCTTGAATTAGCGATATCATATATTATTGACAAAACCGGGTGAGCAGAAGCTACGTAATTATCCAATACCCTGCTCCCGAATCTAGGTCTATCAAGAACAGACTCTCTTGTTTCTCCTCCATCTTGCTTCCTCTCAATTTTTTCTCCCCATAGCCCATATTTCTTCCTAGGCCATATGCCGTCTATGGCATCCACATAACCAACGGGATGCTCCCCTTCCAGACGCCGGTCCCGTCGCTCGTCCGCTGGGTACAGGGCGTTGGCCAACGGCTGCGTGATATGACCCAACCCCTTATCCTTGGAACTCGACATAGCATCCACCACAGTCCGATATACAGGTCTTAATTTCTCAGGTAAATATAGCCCCGCCTCATCAACCAACTCACCGATCTTCTTATTTATACCCCTGATACTGAAATTATAATTACCCATGCCATTATTCAACGGGGACAACGCACCTCTTATCCCATTCATGCCTTTAACTGCGGCTCCTCCGCTAAGGATATCAAACTCCGGGGACACGTTTCTCAAAGGACTATCATCCATACCCCTGAAATACATAGGACGCTCGCCTCTTACGACACGATCAAGATCCTCCTTATATAAATCCCTTATCCACGATGGGATTTCCTCCGGTTTATTCTTCTTAGACATATATTACGTTTTTCACAAAGATAACCATAATATCACAAGCCTAAAAACACGAAACGGGCACATAATAAATCATGTACCCGTTTATACGCTAATGCATGTGATAAGCAGCCAAGGCTCCTTTAGCTTTCTCCTTAGACTTGTACTTAGCCGGCCATAATTTACCGGTCTTGTTACTGACCACTCGCCAATCACTCCCTACTTTCTTGATACATCCTGATTTCGGGCATTTGCCCTTCTTTTTACTGCTAGTTTTCCCTGCTGCCATAACATCAAATATTTAAAGGTATATAATCACCTCAATAAACTTTCTCATCGTTGCTAAACCAACGTACTATCATCTTGAACCGGCTCTCAATGTCATTCACGAACCTAGCCAAGAACCAATCGCCACGAAGACGATCCCGCCACCTCCGATGATAATCGACAGCCCTGGGGTCGATCTTACGGTCAATGTCATTCACATCCTTAACCCATATCGGAAGATTGTTCGTATCGTCTTTGACCTCGTTAAAATAGTCATTTATATTTATCTTCTGATCAACCTCCGTCACCAGTATCTCACGGCTATCGTCATTGGTTACAGGATACCTTAACCGCTGGCTCATATCGTTCTTGTCGGCGATAACCATCCGAAGTTCACCGCTGTTGTTCGTATCATTATAAAGCCATGCCTTATTAAATCCAGTAGTCCTAAGAATTTGGTAATTAACCTCATCCTGATATCTTCTGGCATCCATCCGATATTGGTAGTTGGTGAGGATCTTATTCACGTACTGCTCACGTACCGGAACCTCTATAACAAACGGATATAGCTTACCATAAAATACTTGATACGATTGGTTGGTCAAACCATGAGACCATAAACCTATCTCCTGACTTTCACTTGAGTAGTTCTTTCCGGACTGGAAATAATGCTGGTGCTCGATATAATAATCAGGGGTGTAGGATAAATATGATTTCCACTCACCCTTCAGGCAGTTATACCCAACGGTGAACGAGACGTCCGTGAAATGGATGGTGTCCTGCAACTCCACCGCCTGTCCGTTCCTGTAGAACCGGCCGCCACGGAATTGGTACTCGCTCGGATTCCCTACCGGTATATAATCTTTCTTGGTTATCAGAACCCTCTTAAACCTATTATCCCAACCCATGGACAACCCTATACCAAAAAACTTGTTATCAATATCATAATAAGACAACTCAGCGTCCGTATCAGCGTTATATATCCGGCTACGGATGATCTTCATCTGAAGATGCTCCTTAAACCAGTTTCTAAGCCCCGGTGTGACCTCCGTAAGATTCCTACCATTAGAATCTACCTTAAACACCTGACCACGCCTTAAATCGACCCAAAAATGCCCAAACTCGCAACTGATCATATCCCGACTCTGGGTCCCGGAATATCCTAACGTCGTATTATTATACTCAATGCCACGAGAGGCGAAAAGCCCACCTGTCCCTAGCTCGCTATTCTCCGGGGATATTCTTTCCGCCAGCACGTCTATAGCGTTATATAGTCCTACCTGATTCTCGAAGCGAGCTAGTATTTGATCCGACTCTATTCCCTTCATGCTTATAAGCTTTCCGAACGAGGTCTTGAACTCATGGTAATCCATAGGCTTGTACGACAGCCAAGGATCGGTCATGCCGTTCTCCGACACGTCGGCGGTGCTCCATATGACGCCGTTGGGTCTTTGGTAAGCGCAGTCCCAAAAATTGCTATCATACGTCTCTGGTAATGACCTGCCACCTAACGTAAATCGATTCTTATACACAGGACTCATCTTAAACACATTACTCCTTGATATAGGGACATTACGCTCCTGAGTCCATGATATATAATCCCCCACCTCCGGATAGAACCCCTCGTAAGGCTCAGGGCCGGCTATACGGAAATTGCAATTGATCTCAGACTCCACAAGAAACTGAGGTATGCCATAGAAATATAGGAAGAAACGACCGCTAAGATACATATCTCCGGTCTTGCAAACCATCTCATAAGCGCTCTTCCGGCTAGGGAAAGTGAGTTTCTTGAGCCGTTCATTTGAACG